CGAATCCGAAGGCTCTTCCGCCTTGTCATCGTTGGATTCGGGGAGACCCAGGAAGTGCTTACCCAACAGTTCCCACAGACCGATACTCCCTACCGACCCACCAATCCCGGTGAACAGTGATGCCATCCAACCGTGCTCGGTGATCAAAGCCATTGCTACCGAGGTGGTGAGACCCAAACCGAGGGTGATCCAAGGGATCGCCTTCTTGGGGGCCAAAGCCAGCAGCTTGAAACGTCGGGCGGCATAGACCAGAATCATGAGCAAGAGACCAATAGCGACCATCCATTTCCCTTGCTTGGCCATGTCGATGACCATTCCAAGTGCCTCACCCATTTCGGCATCCGTCTTGATCTCAGTTGGCACCTCCGGCTTGGCCTCTTCAATCACGGCCTCTTCCAGCTTGGGTTCCTCGGCAGGAGCCTCTTCAATTACCAGTGCCTCTTCCTTGGGCTTTTCGGCCACCGGCTCTTCCTTGGCTTCCTCAACTACCGGTTCCTCTTTGGCCTCTGGTGTGGGAGCCTCTTCGGTCGGGACAATAGGCTTGTCCACTACATCCTTGGGTTCCTCTTCCGGCTTCGCATCCTTTTCTGGCTCGACTACTGGTGCTTCCTCGGCAATGGGGGCCGGAGCCTCTGCTGCGGTCGGAACCTCGGCCTTCTCCAGAACATCAACCTTTTCCGGTGCCAGTTGGACGTCCTCCGCCATCAGCGGGGATGCCACCATGAGAAACGCACACGTCAACAACAGAATCTTGAACCTCATACTCTCCTCCTTCGCTATCGAGCAGCGTTCAACCGCTCCTTGATGTCGGCTTTCGTGCCTTCAGGTGAGACACCAGCCTTTAACGCAGCCTCCATGAGGTCGCCCTTCAACATCTTGCTCAGAACTTCCTCAGAAGGAATTTGGTAGGGGAATGACATTGCACCCGGACGGGGTGGGCTATCCGCACTGTAGACCTTGCGGCCCCCCAACCCCCGAATCTCTTCTTGGATACGTTCCCGCTGTTCGGCGGTCAGTCCCGGATTACCCAACGACTCCCGGAGTTGCTGCTTACGGCGAGTGATATGCCGTTGGCGAACCTTGGGGTCAATGTCTTCTGTCCGAACGAATGGCATTATGGCCTCTGCTCATCGGGGTACACAACCAGTTCAACAGCCGTCGGGTCCGGCACTTCACGGTTGAAGCCCTTGTACAAAGGCTTACCCGCTAACCGGTATCGATCCGCTGCGGCCCACCCTTCACCATACCCGGAAGGTGAGATAGTTCCGCCCAGAGACAAACCCTCATCCGTCACAGAGCCGTCGCCGAGGAGGGCACGAGTCAACACAACCATCTGGATCTCATCGCCCTCGGAAACCTTGACCGCACCAGCATCGGGGGTCTTGTCCTCCCGGAAGTTGCGTACCAGCAATGCCTTGCAGGACAACACGCCACCCTTCAAAACAGGCGTCAACGACTTGGGGAAACTCTCAGAAACCCAGTCCAACGGGCCACCCGGATGGTCCCCGGACAGCAAGAACGCCGAGCCGCCGCCCCGGTACAACCGGAACTTGCGGGAACCTGTAGGACCACCACCACCTTCAGGAACCTGACGCCATGCCGCAAAGCTCGTTACCGAGATTGAACCGTCGGCAAGAACAACCAACTCGCCGGGGTTTCCAAAGAACCGGGAGAACTCACCCCCGTCAACCGTCATAGGCATGACAGTCTGGAGAGGCTGTGGCCCCGTTGGACTCGTCTTGACCGCCGTCGCATCGTCACCGAGGATATTCTCGCACAAGAAATCGGAATCTTGCAGCAAGGCACCCATCGGCAATCGTTCCGTCATACCCGTCAATCGAATCTGACTGGTGCCATCGCCCGCATTGACAGGGATATCCTCCCCACCGAACAGGTTGCAACTGGTCGTGTCCGGGTTCAGGAATACGTTGAAGAACGGCTTGATGAGGTGGATCACGTCCTGAATATCAGGTGTGGTCCCCGTGTGGCGTACCGCAATGTTGATTCCGTTGCCCTCGGCTCCAACGGGAACTGCTGAAAGGGTCACAACATTCCCGTTCGCCGAGGCACGCAGGGACCGGGTCAAGCTGGCGTGGCCATTGATCAAGGTCGCCAGATTGTCGGCGGTCCGTTCCGGCAGTCCGGTAGAGATGTCCGTCTTGATGACCTTGATGTACAGAACCGTCCCGTTCAGGTCATAGGTGTGATCTGCGGCAACGGTCTCCTCCAGCAACGCAACCTGAAGCTCAAGTGCGGCCTCCACCGTGATAGGTGTCGCTGTAGTGTTGGTTGCATAGATAGTGATCTCGTCGGCGTCAGAAGCAACCGCACGCCAGACAATCCCGTCAATGTCACCGCCAGCCAGCGTCTGTACGACGTACTGCTGCACTTCCGCAGTGTCCGCACCCGTGAAGGCCACACCCGTCTGATAGGTCATGGTGGCGTGTGCTCCAACCTCTTGTGCAGCACCACCCAACGTGACCGTCTGAATGGCGTTTGCTACGGAATCGATTGCAAAGGGCATCGTGGGCCATGTGTTGGTGAACAGAACCTTCACCGACCCGGCGGCATCAACCCAACCCTGTGCAATGATGGGCGGCATCGCCTCACCATCGAAATTGACAACAACGGCGTCACCAAGTGCGGCATCCTCGATCAACATGGTGGTGAACAGTTCAGAGGAACCGGGTGCAACCTCGGTCGCCTCACTGAAGGTATAGGAGGTTGTCAGTTCCCGGACCGTTTTGGTTACGTCAACGGTGAAGATGTCCGCCGCAGGTACACCCCCGGCGATGAGGGCTGACTGGTACTCGGTCTTGCAAGCATAGAGGTCCAGTACGGTGTCATCCAGCAAACCAACCCTGATGATGGCGTTGTCACCGTCAGCGGGGTTCAATCCGTCGTTGTCTACGAGTTCCAGTGTCAAACCAGCACGGGAGGTGTTGGTCTTCTGCCCCTCGGTGAAAGCCCGTGGCTCGATCCGCCACCCCACGTCCGTTTCGTTCATCGACCGGATAGAGGATTTGGCGGTGTCCTGCGTGTATCCAACGTCCAGCGGAGTGCCCGCATACAACTGACCACCGATCTTCCCGGTCCCCATCGTCGTGAAGAAATCCATCGAGGCCAGAACCTCAAAGGTCTTGGGGTTGGGAATCTGGGGGACGAAGTCACCGCTGGCATCATACTGCTCAATGGGCATCCGCATTGCGTACTGAGCCGCAATGGACAACTGACCGTAGCGGTGTTCGTAGTCCGAGTCAGCCTTGGCTCCGCCCCGGCTCATGTAGGGGTCACCCTGATACACAGTCCGGTTGTAGGCAGCGTAACACTGGTCATGATATCCCGCCGCACAAGGCAAGACCATGTGGACGCCCTCAAGTTCAGCATCGTCGCCGTCTTGGTTGCCATCGGTGCCGCCGTCAATAGCCAGCCCGGTGCCGCCGAACTTCCTCACGACGACCAGATTGTTCTCGTTGATGAAGCCCTGTGCAAACCCGAAAACAACGCACTCAACAACGTACTGATAGTCCGCAGGTTCGTCCCCCGCCTCGTAGTTCAAGGCACGGGTGATGTCCAACACGTTGTAGGGGATGAGGTAGGTGTGGTCTCCGTCCTCACCGGTAGCATCCTTGGCCCCGTCTTGCAGAATGAACAAGGTCTGCTGGTCCGCATCCTCACGGATCAGGTTCGGTGCCGGATCATCATCTACTTCATACCGGTTCGATTTGAAGGTCCGACCGCCCTTGGTGTCGTAATCACGGGCATCATAGACCCCGTATAGACGGGCGATACCGTAGTAGGGAGGCAACTGGATTCCAGACAGACCCTTGCCGAAGTCCGAAGAGTTGACCGCCTTCAAGCTGGCAATGATAGCCGGGGCGTACTCAACCTCAGAATCAATGTCACCGGTCCGCCGTGCCCAGATGAATGCCTTTTCATTGATCTCGGCGGGCATCGTGTCGTTTTTGCCATACACTGGGGTCAGTTCCCCGACCCCGCCGGTGGCAAAGAGCATCGAGTTGACGCCCGGTTCACCAGAGGCTACCGGATCTCCACCGATAAGTTGGAATACCGGGGAGGCCGAATTGGAAGCATCCCGGAACAAGTGGTTGATACCGGGAAGGAACGGACCCGCACCATCCGAGGTGTCAACATAGTAGGGGATATCCTGACGACCGAATCGGGGCATGAACTCCCGTGGAACCGGGAAACCCATCTGCTTGCCCGTACCACCTTGATCAATACCGGAGGTGCCAGTCCACATCCGCAAAGCGTCTTTGTCATTGGTGTTCAGGTACTCGTAAGAACCCAAGAGGCAGTTGGTCCCGCTCAGAACCCCCTCGGCATTCCACGACATTGCCTGTAGGGTCATCTGGCGATCCCGGAAAGGCCGGAACAGAACCGTCTTGGAACCACGGTCGATGAGCAACTCGTGCTCTCGATCAATCTCGGTGTACCCTACAACATTGCCACCATAATCAGTGGCCAACGGAGCGTGCCAGCCCAACGAGGGTAGGCGGTTCCACAACTGGACGTGGGCGGCATCCCAGAATGTCTCATCGTCCGGTGCGCCCGTGACAGCCGAGAAGGTGGAGTCAATAGCAGCGGGGGACTGACGGAGGTAAGCCCCCTCGTCCTCTTCCAAGCCGCCCTTCATGGCGAACCGGACAATCTCGCCCGGCACTCTGACTGTCCCACCCCGTCCGGGGTGGTACATCAGGGTCATGTTGATCAGCATCTTGGACGGAACCGAAGCGTGCCCATTCTCATCCGGGTAGAAGGGCATGGACACGTCGTAGTTGTCCGGCGGAACCGCATTGTAACCCAGAGTCGTCCGCTTCCAAGGATGATCGGTCAAACCACCAATGTCCGTCAGGACAATGGCCATATCCGCAACCTTGGCGTTGTACGAAGAGGTGTCATCCGAGTTGTGATACTGTGACCGGAACTCAACCGTAACCGTGTTCCCGGTAGCATCGTCAAAGCCAGTGAACTCAGGGCACAAGGACACGACACGAATCGAGGTGGCTGCCGAGGCTGCGTTGTTGGTGTACCCCGCCGTCAAACCAGCACCGATAACCTTGAATGCCCCGTTGTTGTTGCGGTCAGCGTTGTCCCCGTACAAGACGACATAGACTTCGGAGGAATTACCCGTCCGGTCTTCCCCACCCCTTGTCAACATATCAAACAAGGTACGTTGACCCCGGAGGAGGGGGTTGGTGATCTGAGTCGGGTCGCCTACGAAATCCCCGTTGGCGTCCTTGGTGAAATAGACCCCATCGGTATCGAAATTGATGCCCAGATTGATCTCATGCACCGTCCCGGAAGATGACAGCCCTGTGGCGGCAATAGCCTTCTTGAGTTCCGATGACAGGATTCCGCCCAGCACGATAAAGGGCTTCTCAAAGTTGTGTTCCCGCCAAGGGTACATCGGACCGGGATGCCGGTCCGAGAAGGTCGTCTCCAAATCCGTGGGTACGGCCTCCAACGCCCGCTCGGTCAGGAAACGCAAGCTAACGGGGTGCTGGTTGCCGTTTGTCGGGTCTACGATGGGATACCCGGATTTCCAGTACTCCGGCGGCATGACGGCTCTTACGGCCCTTGTGGTGCCATCCCTGAAGGTAGCCCTCGCCCCACCAGTACCATCGGCCCCACCAAGGAACAGAAGGATGGTCGAACCGTTGGTGAACCGTGCGGTCTCTCCCGCTGCCAGATTCAAGTACCCGCTGGGGTAGAACCCGGCTCCTACGTCCCAAGCATAACCAGCCCCGGACGTAAAAGTGTTGGCATTGGTCAACCCAACCTGATTGTTGTCTGTGGGTGCAGTGTTATCCAACAGGATCGTCACATCTGGCTGAATCGTTGCCGCATCGGACCAGACGGTACGAATCCCATCCGGGCCGTCCGCAGGTTCCGTGCCGCTGGGTTCATCTACCGAACCGTCACTGTAGAGGTAGGTGACCTCATGTACGTCAACACCCTGCGTGTCTCCCTCGGCAGCCCCCTTCCACGTGGACCGCAACTCGCCCTTCAACAGAGCCGCAACATTGTGCTCCAGCAACCGACCGTAATCCCACTCACCCGGTGTTACGGCGTGGCGGAGGTCCAGAAGGTCTTGCTCGGCAATCTGGTCCGAATAGAGGCCGTCAGGACAGGTGTTGTAGAATGTGATGGTGGCACCCGCAGCATGACCCGCAGCAGCCGTTCCGTAGCGTCCACGGCCCGCTGCTGGGATTGTAATGGTGCCACCTACCGTATCTACGGCACTCATCCCGATAATCTCGTTGCCAATGACCATGAAGGTGCTGGCCATCGTATGGCTCTCATCATCGAACCCGGACCCAACCAGATTGGTGACGGAGATATCCGCTTCGGCCAGCACTGCTGTTGAGGCACTCAACGCCGAAGTCAATGTTGCGGTAGTCAGAATCGCTGCCCCGCTCGGTGCCGTCGTACTGGGTGTACGGTCTTTTCCGCCGTTGTGACTGGGTGCGCCAGCCTCTTCAACCGCAACATAGGCTTCACTGGAACGCCGGAAGATCGCACAAATGGGAATGGCGTAGACATAACCGTCAATCGTGCCAAGGTCGTTGTTGGGGTCGCCGGAACCAGCACGCCAGAGACCGGGGTCGCCCAGTTCCTCACGCATGTTGGAGAAGGTGACACCCGCAACGGGTGACGAAGCTGTCCCTTGACCCAGAACATTGGGGTCATCCAGCCCTTCGGGATACACATCCAAAGTGACGCCCGCACCCAAACCAGCACCCTGCCCGTAAATTCGGAGGCGGTACTGAATCTGAACTCGTGCCGTCGTTTCCATCCCTACGGTGGGGTCTTCGATGTCATCAGCGATATTGGTTCCGCCGTACTCGACGTTCCCGTACTTGTAGATGGTAGAGGCACTTGGCTTGTTCGTGGTGGACGGATTCGGCTTGACCAGTGTTGCCCATGCCTCCAAGAACACGAAATCGATCCGTGCATCCGTGTCCGGGGGCGGGTAGAGCTTGATGAGATTCCGTAGATCACCCTCGGTGCTGACATTGGAGCCAGCGATAGGAAGAATCCAACCATTGACGGAGGCCCATACCGGAGCTACCGACTCAGCGGACTCACCCTCACAGATAGGAGTGCGGGGATTCCCAAACGAAAAGAAGTTCGACCAGTTGGGGTCGAACAAATAGTCGTTGAGACTGCGAGCCGGGTCCATGAAGAAACCCGACGGCGCACCCGCATTGACAGCCTGACGCAACGCATCCCAAGATGCCTGTGACATCAAGTTCAGTTCGCTATCCAGCGGGGGTTTGTTTTTTTGCCAGACAACCAGCCCGTACTGTCGTTGGGCGGCAGCCAGCGTCCGGGATACTCCGTCTCCATAGTCAAGAGCCATATTCGTCTCCTAGAACAAAACCGCAAAGTGGGCCAAGAACACCTTACTCGATGACGTGTTCTTGAACGCCACCCGGATCTGGGTCGTCTTTTCAACAAAGGCTACTGGTTCAAGCAAGCCTACCTCGCACCAGTTCGCTCCATCATCCGGGGATATATAGGCCGAAAACCCATCCGGCTCTTGATCCACCTCAGTGACCTGTCGAATTGCGGGGGTGTTGGTATCCGCTAACGCCCCATAATCAGCCGCAACATCGTCACTGACCGAGAACCCCAGAATCTTCCAGTAGAGCATGAACTCATCAGTCCCTACCTCATTGCCCTGACTATCCAAGGTGTAGGGTCCGATATCGATCAGGTCCGAAATAATCAGACCCGGACGAGCGGGGTCCATCGCACTGTTGGCTGCCAGCAGAGCCGTGTGGGTGGGCATTTGGCCTTCATCGTCACCCGGTTCTCGCCCCGTCTGAAGCCGGGGTGTGAAGGTTGCAACCGGGTCCAAGGACTGATCGATGAACTCCTTGGTGAAATCCAACTCTCCGACATTGTCCGCAGTCAGGAGGGGGTTGAAGTAGATGTGGCCAAAGCCGGGGTACATCGCCAACAAATGGGCAAAGGAAATGCTGGATAGGTCTCCACCGTCAATCTCGCCCGCCCCATGCAGAATATAGGAGGTAGAATCCACAGGAAACTCGGCCCCCGTCAGGATTGGGAGGACGTACTTGCCGTTGATGGCCACGCCGACGCCGGGGGGTGGAACCTTCTCCACCTGTGTGACGACCGGCGATCCGGTTACATGGCTTTTCAAATCAACGAGTATCCTCATGGATTACCTCACGAACTCAAGATGTTTTCAACATCGATATCGGCCGGGACAGGGAGCTGCTTCAAAGTGATGACGGTCTCAAAGATCTCCGTCGCCCGATTGTTCCTGACAACATAATACCAGCCACCCTGGGGTGGCGAAATGCCCGCACCCGCAACGGTATCCCAGAGCAAAATTTGACCGTTGACGAAGTTATCGGTGACGATCAAGCCATCGGGGGTATAAGACCCGTCCTTCTCGATCCGTATGTTGCTTTCAGTCGTGGCCTCGTCATTGGAGTAGATTCGGTTTGCGGAGACGGTGGTGTAGCCGGTGACCCGACTCAAGACCATATTTCCCCAAACAAAGTTGCCCCCGACAGTAAGGTTACCCCCACCGAGGGTCAAAGCATCAGTCCCGTTGGCGTACCACACCAAGTTGCCATTGATGGCCCCAAAATCACCGTCGATCTGCAATTCTTGTGACCTGTTGCCTTGGACCGTGAAATGGTACACATCATCGTTCAAGGTGATCTTGCCACCGGAGGGCAACACATTACCGAGAACCGTCAGTTCCGAAACACCATTGAAAATGATGTCATCCTCAACGACATTCCCCTCTACCGCCAGACGAGTAATGTCATCGGCCCCGTTGCCTACGTTCATCGTCAAGCATACGTTCCCCGTTGCCGAGGTCTCACTGGTGTACACATTGATGATCTCGGCCTTGTTCCCAACAACCGCAATGTCCTTGTAGGTGGCCCCGTGGGACGTTTGGATGAACCCGTCCGTATTCGTCACGGTGTTGCCCGTGACCGTCAAATTGTTCCCGCTAAGTGTGATCCCATCCAACATGGTGTTGCCCGTAATGGCAGCCTGATAGATGGAAGTTCCAACGAGGTTCTGGGCCTGATTGCCTTGGACCGAGGCGGACAACCCCGATACGGTAACCGTACCGCCTAGGGTTCCACCCTGAATGAAAGTGTTGCCAACGGCCTGGCTGTAGCCCCCTGAGAAGGTCAATGTTCCGGTGACCGAGTCCTTACCCATGACCAGATTGTTTGCGACCTTAAGAAGCCCTCCAATGACAGTAAACGTAGTGTTGTCATTCGAAATGGGGTCACCCACCCGGTTGTTACAGATGAGGCTGTTACTTGCGGCTGTGCAGGATAAGGATTGGTCAAAGGAATTCCCGTCGAGAAGCAGATAACCCCCGGAGAGAACCACATCGGAGTCCCAATCATTACCAACAGCCTTGGTCTTCAAGCCGGGCCAGATGTTATCGGTGGCACCAAGATTATCTTCCCCCACCGAAACGATATTGTTCCCATGCAGTCCAACACCCGTAACCAATACGAATCCTGTCTCCCATTCCTCAAAATCCTTGAGGTGAGTGATTTTGTTCCCCGTAAGCTGGCAAAGGGAAGCGACATATGTCCCAATCCCGATGGTTCCGGTCCCCCCAAACACATTGCCTTGGGCAATCGTGTAATATGACAACGCCGCTGCTGTGATGGTCGTGTTGCCAATCAACGTATTGGGTGTTGTAGGAGGAGGCGCAGGGTCACCGCCCGGCTCCCCGTTTTGACTGGGATCGTTGTACCACCAGTGATACACGTCATAATTCACGTAAATCACGTTGGAGGAGTTGGCCACAAGTTTGTTGCCCCCACCCCAGACCACGATGTCACAGGGGTTGGATTCAACTACCACATGGTCACCCAGAATCAACATGGGTGCGAGTGTCGGTGACGCCGGGTTGTACAGGCAATGGTTTCCTACGACCAGAGGGTTACGGTCCGAGGCACTCGCCCCGCTCACCGCCTCCACAAGAATAGCAGCCCGGTAAGCCTGATTGCCCGCTGTCCCCCCCAGAGGATCGAAATCATCCGTCATAACAACGTAGTTCCCAACCACTTGTGTTGCAGGAGTGGGGGCCGCAGGGATCTTGGCATAGAGACCAACCCGCATGGCGGAGGTCGTTGGATCAGTCGTGAACACGTTGGAGCAATAGTTGTAACTGATGGATGCCAGCCCCTCGCCTACGATCCCAATGTTGGTACTGTCCACCACGTAGTTCGTTTCAACCCGGCTTCCACGGGATTGGTCCAACACCCCATGTTTGAATCCGGTCGTGATATTGTGAGAGGTTGTATTCCCCGCCCACGCATCCCCACTCAAACTCGTCAGTTGGATCGCAGCCAAATCCTCCGGGATGCCCGCAGCAGCCGTAATGATGTTGTGCTGGATTGTGCAACCCTTGAAGTACCCGTAGACACCCGTGATGTATGCCTCTGGGACCGTGTTGTGAGTGATCCGAGCGTTGATGGTCTCAGCCACCTCACTGTGGATGAGTCCATCAACGTAACCCCTAGCCACGCAATGCTCGATGACAAGATTCTGGTTACTCCCAACCGAATCTGTAAACACATACTTGCCAGTCGGGGTGGCCGACCCCGTGTACCGGAAAGGCACGTTGCGGAATACGATGTCGTTGTGCCCCGCAAGGTCAATGAGATCATCATCTCTAGACCAGCAAATCTCCGGGAAAGGTGCCGCACCATCCGCTTGTAGCGCACCCTCGACTACCAATCCGTCAACCCCGATGGAAATTGGGTCCGATTCAACTGTCCGGCCCACCACCCTAATACGGAAGGTTTGGATTGAGGAACCCGCTGTCGGTGCCCCCAACTCGTTCACATAGTCGATTGCCGCCTTCAACGTCTTGAAATGAGGTTGAAAGGAAGCATCCCAACCATCTGCATATTCCCCTACGTAGATGTCCGCCCGGCGGTCTACGTCCCGCAGGAAATACCGGAGGTCCGTCACTACGGTGGTGGACGGCTCGCCCACCACCGTGACCGTAACCTTGGCCAGCAAGATGTCCTCCGGGTCCGGCAGCGGAAGGGCTACCTGACTCTGAGCCGTCACACAGATATTTCCAGAGGTGCTGTTGAGATAGACGTAGTTGGTCCCAACTTCACGGGGAATCGCTACCGTCGATGCCGGAACGGTCTGGTACACACCTCGCATGAGAATCGTGCCCGTGGTGTAGGGGCAGTAGATGTAGTTGACGTCCTCGGATGTGTGGGTGGACACCTGAAGGCCGCTGAGAACCCAAGATGAGAACAGGTCTCCCATCAAAGCCTGATTTGCCTCGGCTTTGGACTGATTCGGGATGACCGTTGTGGACCCATCAGCATTGGCCCGCAAGGTGGTATCCTCAAACCGCAGTACCCCAGACCGCTTGGCCCCACCGTAGGTCGTGTCGTACTGATAAGGTGTCCCTACGTCACCCCGGCTGTCTTGCGGTAGAGTCACGTCACGTCGCCACACGGCTACCGCAGGGGCCGCCACCGTCACATCAAAGGTGTTACCCGTCTGGCCGCCGCCGTAGACGTTGTAAAGGAGAGTGTTGCCACCGACCTCTGCCACCCCGGAGTACCCAAAAGTAGTCCCCCGCCAGTTCGTATAATTCACGTAGTCGGCAAAGAGGGGCTCACCCAGAGGTGTGGTACCCGCAAGGATGTCAATGAACCCCGACATGGGGATGTTGTCCTTGACCTCTCCAGAGAGTGTGATGGTTCCTGTGCCGTCGTGGTTCGTTGTGATGGTCTGAGCAATCAGGGGGTAGCAAAGACGGGTACTGAATGCATCCGTCTGATTCTGGTCGGCCCCACCTACCGGGTCTGGGACACACTGGTCAGGGACTCCAGTGATAGCGGAAGCCGTCGCCCGGACACCCGTTCCCATCTGCCCTTCCTCTTGGGAGTAGGGCACGCAGCAAGCAAACAGGACCAGTTCGCCTCTGGGGTTGTCGGTAACGTCCGTCATGTCACCGGGCCACACGTCACTGCCTTCTGTCGGGACGTGTGAAAGGTGAACCATTCCGTTGGAGTAGTCCACCTCGATGTACTGCTTCTCCTCCGGCTTGGAAGGATCGAGAACGACCTCGTTCGTCTTGATAGGACGATCCCAATCGGGTGCCGTCAGGATTGCGGTATCTCCGGCTGGGTTGATGGTCTCTGTCCGGGCAACCGCCGGGTACAAGACCATGCGGAATCCAAGGTCCAGCAGGTTGCCGGGATCAGCATTGGAGTTTGCAACACCCGAGTTTGTAGAACTGGTATCAAAGACGGCCCGGTCCGCCCGGCCCTTGCTCTGACCCAATAGCCGTGTCGTGCTGGTAACGAGGGTGTCCTCTGGTACTTTCGCCGTGGATTTGACCTGTGAGGGGTCGATCAGGTTCCGAAGTCGGACGGATTCCAACTCCGTCACATCATAATATGTGCCCGTCCATAGTGAGGATACAGAACTATGAATGGTGACCTGAAGTTCGATGTGGCTCGTATTGCTGGGGGTTCCTTCCTGACAGAGACTCGGCCAGCTACCAACAAACATCTGTCCCGTATCTGGGGACATCTCCTCCATCCGCCGGACGTAGTAGCCCCCGGTGAACAGTTCCATGACCTCAAAGTAACCCAGAAGCGTGTCCAACGAAGCACGACGACCCGTCCCGGAGTCCGGGTTCATCACCGCATCACCTCGGGCATTCACATCATGGACCCGGATAATGTCTCCCACACGGGCGGAATCCCCGTACCTTTCCAACACAGCAAAACGGCCCGCTGGGATGGCCTCCGCAGCGGTATCACCGGCAGTTCCGTACAACCAAAGAGTGCTCTTGCCGGTGGGCTTGGCCAACGGGGTTAACGGCTTGTTGGTGTATTCGAAGTCCGTTCCCGCAGCCAGATCGTGGTTCGGGAAAGCGTCCTCTTGCCATGTCGCCGTTTTCCATTGGTTCAAGGGGTACTGCTCATCCGTGTTGAGTGCCCTAGGGGGCGGCACTACCGCAAAGGTCTGCTCCGCACCCTTTGTCTCACCGGGGGTGGGAACCGCAACCAAACGAGTTGCTTGGGGCTGAAGGAGCATGATCTTGTCTACGTAAGGTACATCCGGCCCCTCGGCGATGGTGAAGTAGTCCGCCAAACGCTTGGCGGGGTCCAACGTGAGTTTGGTCCTCGTAACCCGGTCCAGTGAAATGACCCGGAAGATCTCGTACTTGCTGGTGGAATCCGCAGGGGTCAAGGGCACGTCACCCGCAGCCTGATTCCTCAGATACCCGTCACCCAAACCACCCGCTGATGAGCCCAGCAAACCGGGGTCGCCCGTCTGGGAAATGACAACGTACAGGCCGCCGGGGAAGTACACGGAGGTTGCATCCTCAATCCCGTAGAGGGTGGTGACCTGCTCATTCAGAGTCTGATCTTCCATCTCCAGAATATCGCCCTCGGCCTCACCGGAGTTATCCGTGACCTTCCACCGCCAAACAACGTCCGAGTGTTTCCCCGTTGGACCTACCGGTGAGAAGGAAATGGGGTGCCCGATGAAAGAACCGCCCTTGGTTCCGAAACGGTTGGTGCCGTGGGAGTAGGGTGCAAAGTTGATCTCCGGGAAGCCGGGCTGTCCCAATTTGGAGGTCTTGGCAAGGATCGGGGAGGGGGCACTGGAATTCTGTGCCGTAGTGGAACGGACCCCCAGATCAAAGGCATAGGCAGCGGCCCACGAACCCGCAAGGCCACGAATGGCCTCCACAGCCTGTACCACCTCGGAAGCTGGCACCGTAGTCCGTGTGGTCAATCGCTCTTGCCATGCATCTTTATTGATCGTCGTCATCAGTCACTCCACGTCATCCCAGCAGGGTGTCGTACAGGGTTTTCATCTCTTCCGTCAAAGCAACCCACCGGGAGGGGTGTAGAATCGAAATACCGGTGACCCCTCGGATTTGGTGTGCCAACGCCGAGGGGTCGGCACTACCAAACGTCCCCACCCCCGTGGCAGGTTTCGTCAGGTTGTAGTCTACAGCCGCTTCCGTCATTTCAACCTTGACCAGAACTGGAACCTCATACCGAGTTGTCCCAGCGTCGTCATAGGAGGCACCGTAAGCCAATGCTACATCCGGCCCCACATGCACTTGGACCTGACTGAACACCATCCCTGTGGAGGAACTGACGCCCGTGTATGTGTAAGGCCCAGCTACCTGACAACCAGCACCATCAACGGTATTGTCCTGCTTTCCGGGTCCGTCCCCGTCAAGCCGACCCAGATCCATCCACGTCGTCAAACCCGGAATCTTGACCGAAATAGCGATCCCGATGTTGGCATCGTTGTACTTACCCGGTCCCGGTGCCTGATACTTGAAATCGTCAAGGGTCAGGCCATCAATCTGAATGACAAAGAAGGGTTGCCCCGCAGCATCAATTCGTTGGGTTGCATTACGAACAAACGAGGCATCGAGACATCGAACGAACTTCTTGCGTCCCGTCTCCCCAGAATAGTCGGGCTGTGCATACCCCGTCTCAGCAAAGGAAGGCCGGTAGTCAGAACTGTAATCCGTCTGGGGGTAACAAAGCAGCCCCGCCGCAGGGAAGGGGTCCGTCAACCAGTTCGTAGCCGGAGGATTACGCTCAGGCAAACCACCCACCCGAAGCTCGCCGCTGGGAAGTGCCGCAGCGTGAAGCCCCTCATGAACGAAGCATGAGGTCTTCCATAGGTCTTCAATGGTCCCGTTGTACCCTGTCAAATCGCCCATGCGGACAGGAACCGCTATGCCGTCGCCGACCCAGTTCTTCATTCCCGGACCGGCAAGGACCGTCTGCGTTGTCCCTAGGTCACTATGCCACTCTTCCCGGATACGATAGGTCTCATCCAAGAAGACCTCGGCGGAATCCTTCGCTGAGGTCAACAAACAGGCAAAGACCCTATCGTTGCCATCAACATGGTTTCCGTAAGACCCCTCGGACTCGTCAAAGTACCCCGAGTGGAACATGACCTTATGGCCAGAGGTATCTGCCAGAGCCAGTTTAGTACCCAGACTGGTCCCGTCTACGGGTTGAATCGGGTCAACAATCCAAGGCCGCCGGATGAAGAATCGGGGCGCAGCATCCGTACTGAACGCCGCAACACTCTTGTCACCCAGAGGGCTGAGTGTCCCATCCAGATGGACCTCAAGGTCATCTGCATCCTGTGGCCCATTGTCCTCAGCGAAATCCCCACCCGCATTGCTACCCAGTTTGGTGTAGGGGAACTCAACCCGTTGGAGCCGCTTACCCCTCGCATCCGTAAACCCAATCGGGATATCGAATGTGGGAACAGCAGCCTCAGTCGCATAGCTGAAGGGTGCCAAACCCAAGAACGCTGGGTTTGCACTGGACAGAACTACAGGGGCTGCGGGTGACGCATCATTAGTCAACGGATTATCGTCGGTCCGGTATCCGTCTTTCCACGCATCAGAATAGACAGCATCGAGATCATCAATCTGGAAGGATTGAACACCAGCCGTCGTCAGGGGGGTGAAGTAGCAGACCCCAGAGACACAGACAACGCCCGGCGAGGTCGCCCCCGGAACGGAGTAGGACCATGTTGCTGTCGTCGCCGTAGGCAACGTGGAATAGTCAGCAACGAACCCGGAAGACCGAAGGATATGGTAGGACAACGAGCCGTACCCATAAGTAGGTGCTGGGAAATCCGTTGCCGTTAATCCGGTATCCACGTTCACCAGATTGCCGACAACCGGAGGAATACCCGCCACAAGCTGCATCCCGTACATCTCATACCCGTCGGTGGCGTCCCAAGGCATCACCCCATCCCGGACGCAAGATTCGAAATCTTTCTCTGTCTTGAAATGGGCCAGCCACAAGGTTCCCAGTTCGGTCCCTACCGCATCTGGACCCCGCCAAATCATCTGACGCATACGAGCAAGCTGCCAGACCCAGTAGTCCTCTTCAAAGTTGGGATAGTTCCCACCTTGCCGGAGTACATCAACCCCACCTACCGACTCAATGTCCGATGAGGCCGGGTCATAAGGTTCGGCGACCTCCAAATACCGTGCCGACTCTCTTGTCAGGTAAGGATCAACACCCTTTGGTGTGTACTTGAGTCCCGTGGCCACCGTGTAGTCCTTCAGGTAGGGCAGCCGGTATCTCATGAAGTTGCCGCTGGTCAAAGCCATATGACCAACGTACTTGTAGGTGTCATCCAGAATGGTGTCTGCCGGTTCTGGGCTGTAGGCACCAACCGTGGCACCCAAAATGGGAATCCCATAGGGTTGGATCAGGTCTGACCCTGCCAAGGGGTCCGTTCCCAGACGCACCTGACCGGCCCCCGGTGTCTCCGAATTCAAGACCCTCGGCACACCCGAATCCCAAGGTGAGGGCAAGGCCGTCCCGTCAATGCCCGAAACGCCCGTGTGTAGCTCTCTGAGGTCATACTGACCCGTAGCCCTACCCGGATAGGTAAACGGGTCATAGTGGCCGTCTGTGGTGCCCTGAGCAAAGATGCCGCCGGGGTCTCCGTCACATAGTTCAACAGCATCCTCGACCGTTTTGATGCACTGCTGTCCGCCCATGATGCCTTGACCTAGAAGGAGAGCACCCCAACACCGGTCGAGCAGAGGCTGTGTCAGAAACTCCGTCACCAACGTTCCGCCCGCTGGCCAGTGCAGAAGTGCTACTACACCACGGTCCGCCGGGTAAATGACCCCGGACAAGTTGGAGATTGTCTCTACAACAGCGTCATCAACAACAATCGGCATGAACAATCGGGTACGGACAACCTCATCCGAAGAGTTGGTGAAGGCACCCGCAACTCCCGTCGGCGTTCCCGCAACGGGGGGACTCACCAAGGGGCCGTTCCAAAGGGTATCGGTAATAGGATCGTTGCCTAGCGTGGTGAATACAGCGTCCTCAGTCGGCGAAGGAGCCGTCCAGTAGTAGGGGTAGACACCGTCGCCAGTCTCGTTGGACCCAATGTCGGTGTGGACAGCCAGAGGGCCGTCATTCATACGCAAGTAACCCCAGTCGGGGATTCCGTTCAAGGTAAGGTAGGGCTTGTACTGCCCAATCTTGGGGGGTTCGGGGGGAATGTTAGCCATCAACTCATCGAGGGCACCCTCGACATTGTTGGACAGGACCAGCGGCGGATATCCATCAATACTGATGGCAATCGCAGGGTGTGCGTTCTTGGGGTCTTCAAGGTGAATCTTGAGCATCTCCAGCCCACTTCCACCCCCACCCTCAATGAACGGCTTGGGCCATCCTGCTTCCGCAGAACCACCCGGCGGGATGTGGCCGGGAACACCGATATTCGGCCCTACCCCTGACATCCCATCCCCGTACAAAACAAGATTATCCGAGTCGCCCGGAACGGTCTTGCCGGGGCCGGTGTTGATTGATCCGGGGTTCACTCTCCGTGGCATATCCGTCTCCCTATCAACTTTCTGCGGGGACCGCAGTCGTCTTATCGCCCACAACCATCAGCAGATTCCTGCTGCGGTACAAGGCCGCACAGGTTGTGTTGTCCGCATCCGTAAACCGGACGTCGTTCTCTTCATCCAGTTCCGCAAACCGGGTCAACACCATCAAGGCAACCTCGTTCTTGCGGAACAGCAACCCACCGTCCGTCCCCGCAACTTCCTCTGTGATCCTCACCAGCATGGGGTAGATGACCTTGTGCCTGACCGAACCGTACAAAGGCTGGGACAGAATTGTAGGTCGGTACACCCAATCGGCGGCAAAGGGGTAATAGGCCCGCAACTCAGCATCCTTGCGGGGCTTGCGGGCATTATCCGTCCCGCCAAACTGGAACAGACTCTGCCCATCAGGAGCGGTGAAGGGGTGCAGATTCAACAACCCCGTCTCAGCATTGAAATCGTCAATGCTGATATTCGCCGTGGCACAGAAGAACCACTCACGGATCGAGGGTGAAGCCCCATCATTGATGGGAATCTGATCCAGCGGTTGGCCGTAAGGGTAAGCCTGATCAACGGACCCGGAACTCACCTGACCTGTCCACAAGACGGAACCCAGTGCCAGAGGCTCGACATTCAAGGTTGTCGGAATCACACCGGTCTCACCCGTACCGATAGCACCTTCCTTCACTCCGGCGGTCTGAGGAGCATTACTCCGATAGTAGACACTCAACTGGTAACCGCCGCCTAGAGCACCGTAGTTGGGGATCGGGTCTTGCGGGTAGTATTCAACCTCGCACAACGTCTGAGCCGCTGACAAGGCATCATCCAAAATCAGCTTCCGGGAACTACTCCCATATTCCGTAAGGGTGTCATCTACTGGTACAGCAGCCGCAGCCACCGTATCGGTCACGACCGGGTTGTTGGCCACCGTAGAACTCCCCCAGATACGTCGTGGGAAGTAGAGGGTACGGATACCCCGGCTTACGAGGGTCTCCGTGGTGTCCACATTTGAACCCACCTTCTCACTGGTCCGTTTCTCCGCCGGGTCATGGGTGACGGTATCATTCGGGATGTACTCCAGCCCAACCTCCCGGTAACCCTCACGGAACCGGGGAGCCATCAGTGCATTCAAATCATTGGGTCTCTGGTCGGCATCGTCCTCGATCACTGGCCCCGGACCGGGAACCTGACCGGTCGTGCCGGAACCGTCGTACATTGCCGGAGTAGGGGTCAGTTCCAAATCGGGGTGATCCGTTGTCCCGGAACCAATGGGATATGTGATCTCTACCTCAAGGAAGATCCGCCGGGGCGACCCGTCATCTCCCGTATTGGACTCAACCACCTTATAGGCCGCAGCATCAATCCCACCGGTAGCCTCACGGTCATTTGCATCCAGTGTGACCGCTAAGTGGAGTGTACCCAGACCTTTGACAACGGACATCTCAACTGACTGCTCAATCGCAGCGGTGAAATTTCCATCATCGTGATAGGCGGAAAGAACATCCGTAATCACCGTCCCCTCCGGCAGAACCTCGCTGATAGGCAGTCCCGTATCGTAGGTTGCCCCCGCACCGTCCCGACCGTCAAAGATGGTCCCCAGTGTAGAGGAATCGAGGTTCGACAGATCCAGATGGAGTACATCCCCGTCATACCAAGTAGTAGAACTCTCCCCCGCTACCTTCGTGACATACTTGCCGGGATTGATGGTGCCGGGTGCTACAACCGGACCCTCTGCACGGTCTCCCGGATAGAAGCTGATGACAACACGCTCGATGATGGACTGGTCCGCAAACCGCCGGGCGATATGATCAAACTCACGGATGAACTCGCCACGGGTAGTCGTACCAGATGTCGTACCGTTGCCGTTATGAGCCGTGCTTCGCCCCACCTCATCGCAGACAAGGTACTGAACCGACACGTCGCCGGACCCGTCCCCCAGTTCCTGCTTGGAAGCGGTATCGATGGACCATGTCTTCATCGTCCCGTCCAGCAAGGACTGAATCTGGTAGCTCAACTCGCTCGCCGAATCCAACCCCGCCATCATGACATGACGCCGGAGGTCCAGAATGTTGGAGTCCACAATGACATCGCAGAAATTCCCATCCGGTCGGTCGGAAGCCCCTACCGGGACGGTGCCTAGCTGCCCAGTGAACTCATCATGGAGGTATGTCGGCCCCCCATTCGTATTCACCAGCGGATCGAACCCCTGCACCCCAGCAGTCTCATCGGAACAATCATTGTGACGGTGGATGAAGCAAATCGGAATCGCATAGACGTAACCATCCAACGCCCCCAGTGCCTCTGCCGATGTCGTTGTGCCATCCCCCGCAACCCACAAGCCATCATCTACGAGACCGTAAGCCGCAGCAGAGCTACTGATCCATGTGCTGGAACCGTCTGCTGGAATGAAGGGGTAATCGTCTACTACGGAAGATCCTCCGCCCATAGCCTTGATAGTGGGCAGACCCCCTGAACGGTTTGAGAAGCCATCCGGGTGCGTCTTGTAATTGACAGCTTCCGTCGCACCCGTCACCCGGATGCGGTATTGAAGTTGAACTCTCTGGGTGCTCTCCAGCCGCAAGGTTGGGTCTACCAGATCATCGTCCAACCATGTGTTCTCCGGCGACATGACGTTCCCGTGCGGGTAAATCTTGTCCTGTGCCGTAGAAGGCTTGCTGGGGCGAGTCGCACCCCCGGTCAAGGTTGCGCCAGACGCAACCATTGTTCCCGGTGTTGTGACGGTCACGGACAAAGTGATGGCGTTTCCTGCCGTCCCGACCGTAATTGCGGTTAGGTAAACGACCCCCTCTGAGGCTCGCCCGTAGACAATCTCCTCAAAGGAGTTGGTTGTAGTGTTGATTGCGGTGGCGATGTTCTCGGCGGTGACCACAGCCGAGGCACCAATCTGGAACTGATCTATTCCGGGTGCTCCTGCTACTGCGGTCAGGTCATTCCCGTCAATGGTAATCTTGTCCCCGGCCTCCAGATCATCATTGGAAGCAATCTCAACATATCCGGTGGCCGCCGGGCTGGGTGCTACCAGTGCGAGCCATGCCTCAACAAAGACAAAATCGGTACGCTTGACGGTATCGGAGGTGCCGTCGTAGATGGTTGGGGCTTCCAGTGCAATCAGGTTGTAGCCCGAGGTCTCGGTGTAGGTGTTCTCAACGACCAAGGGCATCCCGGCAATCGCTGCTTCAAGCCGGGGGAGGACGATAGTGTTGATGAGGGTGTCATCGGCGACATTGATGGAGGCATCGCCACCAGAGGGGAGGTTGTCCGAAATACCCGTCGGTGCCGTCCCCAGTGTGTAGTCGTTCCGAACGTCAAAGTGACCCGTTGCACGCAGCCACCCAGAGGGGATCTGCCACCGACGGAACATACGTTGGTTCCATTCCCGGATGTCTTGCCCAAGGAGAAGGTCCGAATCCAGAATCGGTTTCCCGGATTGCCAAACGGCGGTCTGGAAGGAACGGTCTCCTACAGCTAGGCTACGAGACACCGTATTTGGTGTCTCGATGACACAACCCGGATCGGCTAGACCCTCAAAGTGTTTGTCGTAGTCCTTTATGGCCATTACTCAGCCTCACCCTCTTTATGTGCTTCCTTGCTATCATCCGCAGCAGACCAAGAAGCACGATCCCAATCAAGGAACCGGCCCGAGTAGCCTTCACCCCCCGCAATCTCTACATCTGCCCCAGTGCCGCCGATGGCATGCATCCCTTTGGTGTATTTCCTGTCCAGTTTGGGTTCGACCCGCAGAAAATCCGAACCATCACCGTCGAAATACAGCCCAAAAATCCCGCTGTGCCCGCCATTGTAGGCTAGAAATGTCAGGAACCGCTTGAAGCGTTCCATGACCTTCGGACTCGCTGTGACCTTGAAGGTCTCGGTCACGTCGTCATCCCGTACCGGGTATCCGACCTTTCCGAACCACTTTCTTTCAAGTTCCGTGGTCATCAGGCCGTGATCCTCCAAGTGATCGTCAGGATGGCGGTACTGGGTTTGGACACGACCGGGAACGTCAGGTAGTTGGCCATCAGGTCCAACGCACTCACGTCAATCGTCGCATCATAATCGTCCGGCCCGTTGTCAATCGGATTCGTGGTCTCAGGGTCCGCCGAGTATGGACTGATGAGGGCCATCTCGTTCAACGCCCCGACCGCTTCGGCCTCACCGAAAACAACGGTGTAATCTACGATGTTGGTCGGGATAGACACTGCGATGCCCGCTGCATTCCTGAACTGGGTAGTCGAGAAGGCTTTGCGGGCGATCTCTGTGTTCAGCTTCCGTTGCGTATCCTGCGGTGAGTCTGGCGACAGAATGTTGCCCGTCGCCCCCGTCCCGATGGCAAGCATCTTGAGGCCGTTGTTGACCCCGGCGTTCGGGCTGGTGCTATCCTTCAACAAACGGGCAACCAGAATACCAGCATCCCTTGTGATACGGTTCTTGGCCGTCCACTCTTTCAGGACATCACCGGACCGGGCATCCGTCATCTTGAAGTAAAACACGCCCTCCGCCCGGTCCGTCAAGACCTCGGCTTCAACGTGAGTGCCCATATTCATCCCCATTTTGACTCCTTGCCGTATCTGTCTCAGGTGCTCCCGCTGGATCATCGCCGTCCTCCTGACGCCCTACCCCCCTTATCAGATAGGCGTTTTACCGCTACAAGGGGGGATCGGCTTCAACGAGCCAAGAGGTAATATCTCCCGTCTCGGTATCCTTCAACGTCATCCGGGCAGCCCCCATCCCATTCGTCACTGGGCCGGGTCCGGGAGCACCCTTCTGGGCGTTATTGCAATACATCAGACCAGCATCTACCGGCCCGCAGATACCACTTGTCATACTACCACCGGGGACACCTCCAACTTGAGGTAACCCGTGGTCATTTAGTGTCCTGCCCTTGTCCCAGTACGATGTCCCTTCAAGACCTAGGACATGGCCCCCGGAAACGGCACCCACCTTCGTGTCCGTTGCTTTCAGTCCCTCACAACATCCAACACCACCCAGTGATGCCCCCGTACCCTCCGGGCTGTAGACTGTCTCACCCTCAAGAGAACTGTATCCGGTAGTACCCTCGGCAAGCTGGCCCTCGTTGATGGTCGTAATCAGTCCCGTGAGGCCATCATTGGTGACCTCGATGAACTCCATGCTCTCGTATAGAGCATCTGGATCGTCCTGCGGGGCAACAACCTTGTCCAACTCATCCGTGTCGTCATCGATCAACGCCCCCTCAACCTCCAGCAGTTCGCCGGAGGAATCAAACAGGGAGGCTTCAGCAAGTTGACCTTTGGGTACTGGAGGTGTCCCCTCATTCAACTGGGTCACACCGTCCGCCAAAGGTTGTTTCTGGAGGTATGTTGTCGTCACCGGCTTGCTGGGGATGAAGAATACGGTCACCGTTGCTGTCGCCGAAGAGAAGGTGAACCCTTCGTTCATCGTGACCGTTTGGGTCTCCGGGTCAAAGGACCAGTACGAACGATCATAGGTGGAACTCCCGTCTACGACCGTGTACACGTCCTTTGCATTGATGTGGCAGGGACGGAGGTTCAGGGTTGAGGTGTCAACCACCTGAATAGCTTCGGACTCCAACGTCACATCCCGAAGCATCTCACCACTGGTGATCACATTGAACTGGTTCAGCACCATGTGTTCCGGGGATTTGTGGTCCCCAGAGGCTTCCCGGAAGATGGTGTACCGGATGTCAGCCCATTTCTGCTGAGTTACGGCACTGGGGTTCAACGCCCCGAACGAAACACCCCCAAAGGTGCTGGTGTGTACCGGAATGTTGGGTTGCTCCACATTAATCCAACCCGCTGAAGGCTGGTTGGACTCGTGGATGTACCCCGTCCCAGCCACCCCGTCCTCCTCAAGGTCGTAGTACGGGGGCAGGTCTTCATCCGGCAAGAACATCGTAACGCCCCAACCGGGGGTCCAAAGCAGCCTGACCTTTGTTGAGGACCGCCAGTCGATCTCTTCAATGACCGGACCGACCTCTTCCGAGTTGGCAGCCGAACTCGTATCCGTCCGGGGAATCTCCCAGTTATCAATGTCAGTCTGGAGACCACCCTTCCAAATCCCCAGTGTCCGCTTCGCTGTGGACGGGGGTAGCAAGGACAAAGAGGCTGACCGCCACCGTGTCGTCACGTCCGCCCCACCCGCTGCTATTGAGGTGCCGAACAGAATGTAGGATGTGTTGGGACTCGGGGGTACGTCCGGTGCAAAATCAGCGGTCGTGAGAGTTGGAACTTGCACGGTGTCATCCAAGAACACCGTGATCACACCGGAAGACTCAACGAGCCGGATGGAATGAAGCTCCTCATCGGTCCAGTCAAACGAGTACTCCTGAACCACCACATCCCCGTCAGTCTTGACCAATTGGATTGTCGGTGTGGTCGGCCCCGTCAACTTCAGGTACAGGCTGGCCTCATCCGTCAGGAGGCCCATAATCCAACCGGGATCTCCCGTAGCCAGATCAACCGCCATGCGAGATTCAAAGACCCAACCGGAATGGCTCTGGGAACTGTCAACGGAAGAGCGGTAGACCTTGGCTTGCTCCTCCTCGACCGCAAGTACCAGATCCCGACCCAGAGTTTCACCCTCCAAACCGGTCGCCGAGTTCAACACCCAACCTTGATCCAAAGGCGAGTACTCTGCGGTCATACTCGTCAAAGGCATATCCAACAACTGACGGTAAGGAGTCTGCAATCCGCTCTCGCTGTACAAGAGCGTCCCCAGTACAACCTGACGTTCCGTTGTCGTCAGGGTTATCCCACCATCCAAACTCCCGCATGTCCCAGTCTGAACCTGCAACTCTCCACGCAGTTCGATATTGCTGGCGGGCGTTGCGTAGGGTTCGATCCTCTTGTAATCATAGGAGAAGGTAGAGGAACTACTCCCCGCAGTTGATTTGAGGAGCAGTCCTGAATCGATCTTGGAGTACCCGTAGGCTCTTTCCAGATACCACTCTGGGCTGTCTGCTTCCGGCAGGACTGTCATGTCGGTGTTGACGGAGGTGGAATACCCCCTAATGGCAGTCTGGTCCGGGACAACGCCGTACCGTAGGAAAGACCATGAGGTGTCCGAAGTCGCAAGGGAGTTGATGGACCCCCACCAAACCCGGCCCCTCTCATCTGTCGTGAACAACTCTCCCGCATCGGCAGGGTTCGGCAAGGAGGTTTCACCCGTTAAGCTGGCTACCGTCCCAGTAATGGCCCCTGAGACCATCAGAGTTCCCGTTTTCTGATCTGGGTCTACAACGAGCCGGTAGGTCACAGGGTCTGCGGTATTGATCTGGAAGATGATCGTTACGGCAGCGTTTCCCTCAATGCTGTAGTCCGCCGGGAATGCGGGTGAGACATAGATAGAGGTCGTTCCGTCCAGATGTGCCTTCAGGTCCGTAATCGTGTAGGTTCCAGTCTGTTCACCCCTTGGGATAACCAAAGTGGTGTCAGTCTCTGCCCCTACTGGGATATCGGTAGTGGTCACGGTCACAACGTCCGAGGCGGACACCTCACCCTCGGCATTCGGATTCACACCCCAGCTTTCAAAGACCGCTACAACCGTCTTGTTTCCATACAACCGGTAGTTGGCGGGGAAATCAGGTGTGACGGTGACGGTGGTCGTCCCATCCGTCTGTTCCACCATACTGGAGACCGTATACACACCAGCCTGTGTCCCAGTCAGGATTTGGAATCTGCTGTCCTCTTCAACGCCATCCGGGATGTCCGTAGTGGTGAAACTCACCGTAGCACTGGCTGTGACACTCCCCGTTGCCTTGGGTCCAACCTCCCAACTGGCCAGAAGATCCGGGCGGGTTGCATCCGTCAATAGACCAACAGCCTTTACGGACTCAACAGTGGTATCCCCGGAATCAAACTCCAGAGCACCCATCGCATAGAGGTGTTTGTTGTCATGCACCCCCATCGAGACGCCCGTGAAAACACCCGATGCCTCATATTTGAGGATGTCCATGCGGCCCACAACGTAGAGGGATGCCGGGAAGGACAGATCAACCTCACGCTGATACATCGTGACATTGAGGGAGTCGGGGTCCGGTGCGGCCCCTACGATGTCGCTCACCGTGATTGTCCCGTCCCCGTTCAAACCTCCTGCATCGGAACCAACCAATGACCAAGCGTTCGTTGCGGCGGTCGGGAGTACATCTCCCTCATAGGCTACGGACACGCCCGCTGTAGGGTAGTCGAAGCTCGGAATCTGACTCACCCAAGGGCTCTGGTTCAATTTGAGGGTTGTAGGACTGTTCAGTAAGGCCGAGTAGCCCTTCTCAAAGCCGATGTACCGGTGGCTTACCAAAAGCGGTTCTAGGGGTGTTACTGGCCCCAGAACAACGCACATTGGGAACCGGGACAGCCCTACGGCACCCTTGGGGTGCGTAGCGTCTTGAATCTGGTCCCCGTGGGCCGGTGGAGAGTGGTGTCCCAACGGGATGTCCCACTGTCCCAGTACCGCACCCTCAAGGTTCAACTCCGAAAGAGGCAGAATCGGTGTGGGGAACCAGTTATACGTGATGCTAACGGTGGACTCAGGCTCCGCCGGGTCAAAAGGCCCAATGGAACTAGCCAGCGTCACCTTCCCAGTGAAGGGGTTGACAGACTCAACCGTCACCTCAACATCATCAACCGTCACCGTAACGTCGTTCTTCGTCGCCGGGGTCATGCTGCCCCAGTCTTTGACGAGAGGACCACGCCGGGTTGAGAAGCTATCCTTGGCGGAACCCGGACCCAAGAAGTACTCAGTCACATCCTCGGTGGCCTCTCTGGGATTCTGAACACCCAGCCGGTCAAGGGTCACCTCGTAAGACTGACCCGTCGCAGCCAGACCCATTCTGCGGTTCAGTCGAAGGATGCTAGGTGCAATTCTGATTGTCGTCCCAGTAGCCGAGGTTGCGAAACCGGCGGGACCACCGTTGAGGCCCAAGATGTCTTTGATTCGGTAGGAACCTGCGTTTGGCCCCGCTGTAAAGGTTAGTACCTCACCTTCCTCAACGGTAGCCCAGTCGGTTTGCTCACTGTCGGTAACTTCATCCCCGGACACCGTAGCCGTCCCAGACAAACCGGTGGGGGCTGTCGTATACGCACGGGCGGTCGTGTCATCTTGAAGGAAGGCAAGAACCGAAGCTACCTTGTACCGTCCCACATAGGACTCATCCGTTGTGGAGGAGCCTACCGAGTTGACCCCGGTCGTGACCGTAAGCGTTGCCCCAGCACGAACCGTTGAGAAATCTCTTGTATGGTCACTGAAGACATTGCGATTGCCCGTCCAAGTGATACCCGCTGTCCCAGTAATCTTCTCGGCCCCGAACCAGTACCGCCGGAAATCCTGATAGTAGTACGAGTCCATTGACCAACTTGAGGACTCGGTGAACAGGGTGCCGAAAGTATCTTGGAACAGATGCCGATACTTGTAGATGACGTGGCCCGGCTTCAACGCCCGCAAAACGAGCTTGACGTTCCGGTAGAGTGTGAAGGGCTCCTCCGGGAAACGGTAGAGGACAATATCTTGGTCCCCAACCGTAATGGTCGCCGCTTCCTGACTGATATTGATCTCGTCAACGTGAGTGTCAGCGGCCCCCCACGCTGCATTGTCTCCCAGTAGCCGAGCTTGCCGCCCTCGCTCGATAATCTCTACCGTGGCCTCTGTCAGAAGCTCAATCCCAGCCTTCATGCCCTCGGTAGTCGAACCACCCAGTAGGAGGGATACCATGTTGTACAGGAACTCACGATATGTCAGGTCACCTTCAAGGGTGGGGTATCCCTTCTCGGCTTCTGGGAAAATCAGGTCACCGATGATCTGATACAGCACCTCCGGGCGGGTGTAATCGAGCGAACTATCGGCGAATGTCTCCTGTGCGGTGATCTGGAAATCGGCAAGGCGTTCGGCGATTGTTTGGAACTGGGTCATGTACCATGGACCCGAAACCCGACTCACATAGTTGCTGGGGATCAACTGACGGAAGATGCCCATAACCCGGTCGACCTGCTCTTGAATCCGGGTCTTCCGGTCCTGACCGCCCTCCTTCCAAGGGGAGGGGTTCTGTTCAAGCAGTCCCGGCAGCAGGTTTTTGTCAACAGGCTTATCCGCCATTATCTTTCCCTCGTCACCTGTGAGGCGAAGTCTTCATCCTCATCGTAGGTGAATTCCAAGTCCCCCAGTTCCAAATACCCCAAGGGACCGGGTTCGATGTTCTTGACCTCGGGGGTCGTCACATTCGTTTTGTCCACAATGTACGTGACCTTGAATTCTCCATCCGAGGGGTCGGTTCCTACAGGAAGAGCTACCAGCACCCTGCGGGCGGTCAACCCCGTGTAGTTCGGAATCGAAGCTCCGCCGTCACCGATGATACAGGCCGACATAGACACGCCCTTCAAAGGTGAACCGCTTACCGCTGGGACACCCCTGTTCACCGTCAGCGGGAGGTCATTCATCCTGACACCCCGGAACTCGTTGAAATCCCCGCCCCCGTTGGCCGTCCCGTAAAGAAGGGGGTTGGTCAACAGGTAGACCTTCACGTTGTCGGTACTCCAAGCCGTGATCTCAACGTAATCCGCATCGGTCGTTGTTATCACCGGCTCCTGAACAACAACGGACTCATCTTGGCGGTCCATTTCAATCAGAGGTACGGACACATAAGAGACCCCGCTCGTGGCCTCAATCTCCCGAATAACGTCACCTTGGCGTAGGGGCATACCTAACCCTAGACGCCCTACCAAACGTCCCAGTGCCGTCCTGATAGCCCCGTCTACAACCGAAGCTGTCTGATTCTGTTGTAGGACTACGGTTGCCTGAATATCGACACCCACCGAGTATGCGGATTTGGCCAGTACATCCGCCGTAGAGTGCCGCATATCATCGATGGCCGTCTGAACGATTCCAACCAAAGAATTGGTCTTGTACTTGATGACGTAGTTTTCGTCATGCTCATAGTCCACAACAACCGTCATGCCCGCTTCAAGGTCACCGCCTGTGACCATGTTGAAAGCCACCGGCCTCTGTCCGGTCTCATTGGTGAAACTGAAATCACGCTGGGCGGAACCCGGATGGTACGGCCCCCGGTACTCAACCGTCCGGGCCACGTTCCAAATCCTGACGGTTCTCTTGTTCACCCCTAGGTTGAGCAGGTACTCGGGACCATCCAACAACGTGTGGGACTCGCCCGTTACCGCAATCGCATCCCCGGAAGGCAGATTGACCGGTGCCGTTCCGTCCGTGGGCTGGATCACTTGGAAATAGTTGCCAGCCTCCGTAGACCGCCCGGACTCCAACGGACCACTGGGGTGGAACAACCGGTAGGCTGAATCTGATACGACCTGCTGGTCACCGTTACTGTCAACCCGGTAGAAGCTCAAAATCTCGGTCACAGGCTGCCGAGTGAACTCATATGTATTGCTTGTCCGGTAGCGGTAGGTTCCCTCAAAGGTATCCGTCAGGTGTAGCAGGGTTGGATCATTGTAGTCCGTAGAAAGCTGCAAACCATCGGGGGCGATAATCGTTGCATCCGTCAGGTCCAGAACCGTCGTGGACCCGTCGCTGGCATTGATCGCCTTGAACTCATAGCCCCACTCGGAATTGTCCAGCATCTCGATAATGGGGTTGTCCACATTGACCGAGGTGTTTACCACCCGGAACCGCAAGTTCTGAATGTCCCCCACCGGTACGAACCCGCCGTTCTCTACCGTCTGGAAAGAGAAGGCAAAGGTATCCGTCACGGTAGCAAGGTTCACACCCCGAACCCACACATCGACCTTGCCGCCCCAGTGTTCACCTGTGGTCAGGTCCATATCCCTCATCATCAAGGAATGGCCCCCGTCAACGACATTGACCTGACGAACTCCCGACGTCTGGGAAGCGGTCTGGACGTACCCCCGATACGTTCCGGTATCAACGGAAGAGAGGATTCCGTCTGCCCGGACAGCAAGGTCATAGTTGCTTTCCGAGTCCTTACCGCCATACATGGCGGAGGCATTTGTCACCCGGACCCCTCGGGGTCCATCGGTAACGGAATTGATTTGCCCGCCCGCCAAGTTTCCGGCGGAACCTACATCCTCGGCCTCAACGTAGGCATTCGCAGACCACCGTCCCGTTCCGGGGTTGTAAATGCTCCCGGCCCCAGAGGATGTGATCCGGGCCGCAGAGATTGTCCTGAATCGCAGACCCCCGCCCGTAACGACCGTACCAATAGGAAGGTACCGGGTGGAAACAGGACGGGTCGTCACATAGAAGGTCACCTCGCCCTTCGATACCTGACCCAGTAGCCTTGTCGTTCCTCTGCGAGCCGCAAGGTGGTCAAAGGCATTGTCGATGAGGTTCTGAGTCGACAGGTTATCTTGCAGGAAGAACGCTTGCTTCAAGGCAATCTTGTACGGCGACTGCGGAACCGAAACGGAGACCCCAGAGTTGTTGGGGTCATCAATCGACAACAGGGTGCTGAAACTCTGTGCCGCCTGTAGGAAGTTGATGATGAAACGAATTCTCTCCGACTCCGTTGCAAACGGATCAAGGAACGTGTCTCGGAGGTACGAACCCGGTTTGACATCAACGTCTGGGCGGGATCGGAAGATAGAGAGTGTCGAGTCCCGGATGATCTGCTGACGGGAAACGACCGGCAGGTCCGCCACCACCGTTGTCACCTTCAACGGGCCTCCCGCCACCTCCTGTGACATGGGTGACTCATATTCCGCATCATCAAGCAAGTACACCGCCGTCGCCGTGTAGTAGAGGGGGTCTTCCGAAGGGATAGTGGTGAACTCGGAATTGGGAATCGTGGGGTACGTGGAGTTTGCAGACCCTCCCCGGTCATGAGTGAAAGAGAACCGCTTCACGGTGGCCACAACGCCTGTATACGCTACAGTACGCAAACGCCCGGCGGTCTCAGGCACCTCAATCTGCTCATCAAAATCGGTAGACACAACGTCGGCATCTTCATCTGTCTGTGCCCCTGTGATACGGAAATACAGGGGGTCGGTAACGGGTGAGCCGTCGTCATTGGTGTCAACAACGGAATCTGCCGTCATTGTCCCGATGGTGGTCACTTCCTCTTCGGTCTCGTAAGCGGTCACCAAGGACAGGTTGATTCTCTTATACCCAGTGATCCCCCCACCCGGTGCGGAGGCAGCGTAGAAATGGTAGCCGAGGATGTTGCCACCCTCATCTCCCGTGATGGAAACGGTTACTGTCTGGTCCTTGCGTTCAATGTACAAACCCGTGGGGGGTGGGATAAGGGATCGAGTGTCTCGATCCAACGCCAGATTCGCTTGAATCGTCCCGTAAGGGGTTGTCTCACCATTGGAAAGAACTGACCGGACGGTGATCAGGTTGTTGCCCGCCAACAAAGGCAACCCATCCGGGAAGGCCGAAGGGTTGGGGATTGTGAAGCTGGTACCCTCAAAGGCAATCATGTCCGGGTCGGAACTCTCGGCCCCGCCTCGGATAGAGACCCTCATGTCGATAGTATCGGCATCCATCTGACCGGTGAAGAAACGGGTCGACTGGTCAGTCGTGAAGATATACTGGGTCCGGTACACACCGTCGGGGCCAAGAAAAGTAGGTGTCGTCGCCATCTGCTACCTCTGTCCTGTCAGGAACAACTGGCCCTGATTTTCTGGCAGTATCCCGGTCGGTTCCGTTCCCAACATCAAACCGTTGGAACCCATCAGGGCAACAACGGAGGGGACGGTGAAAACAATCGACAAGGAGACCGGCTGTGAGGAGGCATTCCTCACAGTCACATCGATCAAGTAAGTTGTCTGATCCTGTTCGTGTTGCTTCACGTCAACGGACTGAATCACAAGCAGCCGTTCTTTGAATGTCACGGTCTGGTACTTTGCCTGTGACTCTTGCAGTTTCTGATACTTCTCTAACGCCTTGCGGACATCCTCACTGATGAGCGAGGCTATCCCCGAAACCGTCTTGCTTCCAATCCGTGAGCGTAGGGACGTGCCGTACCACGGGTGGTACGGATTGGACCCCTTATCCGTCAACAGAACCTTCAAGGCTGCCTGATACAGAAGATTCTCGTTCTCGATCATGAGGCTCTGACCCTGAGAATCGAACCGCAGATCATTCTCTACATAGGAGGCACCACAGCGGAGGCACCTGTTCGGAGCCGTCGTGTAGGTGGCTTTGAAGTTCTGGTTCCCCCTAATGATACGGTTGAATCTAGGAAACCGGGTCGTCACTTCTTCATCGGGCGTGTAGAGGTGCCAGCCGGGGTACAACTCCCTTCCAACAGCTTGCCATTGGTACTCGTTGACGCCGGGAGACCCAAAGCCCAGTGACGCTGCCGCAGTCCCGGTAACCTTCACACGGGAGGTTGGACCTACGGCAGCCGTGTCATAGAACACCAGATGCCCATTCTCGTTCTCCATGTAGACCCGAACATTCGCCCGCTGAAGCAACTCGATGATCTGGGTTGCGGTATAGCGGACAGTTCGGGACACCCCGAAGGTATGAGTCGTAGACCCCTCAGAGGTCAAAATGGTGATGGTGTCCTCGTTTGGGACCAACTCGTAGGGTCCAGAAACGGCACTCGCAAGGGCGGCGTAGGAAAACAACCCCGACTGAGGGATGAACATTTCGTCATTCACAAGGAGACGGATAGTGGCGGCACCGGCAACGGGCTGTTGAGTCCGCAAAGATCGGCGGTCATCACCTAGGGCAACGTGTTCCTCCACCGTCGTGTGCGGGCAAGGCCACGCCAGTTGGAATTCTTGTGTCATAGCCTTCCGGCCTCCATCGTCTACATACCGCCCGATATAGACGAGACACCGAAAGACCTAGCAGCCTAACGGGTCTCTCACGGCCTCCGCAGCCGTATCCGGGAACGTGAACTGGAGGTACTGGACCTCCTCCCTTGCACGGAATGAAGCATCTCCCGAGTCCGTAATGTCGTAGATTAACTCGTACATATCTTGGACAAGTGCTTGGACCCGGAGGGCCGGGTCAAACTGGGTGTCATCAAAAGTACCCAGTCCCGTCATCGTTCCACCAAAAGCCGCTACCAACACTTCATCCCGCTCTTTGAGCAACTGTTCTCGTAGGTCACAGAGCTTGACGATTCGCCACTCGATGTCCTGCAATCGTTCCTTAATGTCCTGATTTGCCCACCCTCGGATGAGGTGCATGGTTCGGACAATAGCATCGTGGTCATAAGAGCCGGGATCGATTTTGCCGCCCTGCCGAGCCGGGTAGTAGGATTCCATTCGGATATTGCCGCCGGGGTCCGGCTCAAAACCCGTTTTTGTCTCGGATGCTTCCGACCCTATTGGGGACGCCGATATGGGGGCCACAACACCGCCATGAGGGTACGTCTCCGTGATTATCGGGTCACTCGTCCCTTTGACCTCAATGTCCGAGGTGTTCGGGTACATGAAAGGGGAAATGTTCAAAGGGTCGCCCCCACCTGCAACGTAGGCCCGCAGCAACAGCCCCAGTGATGAGCCCTCCGTTACACGGATGCCTAAACGCTGTTCAGTGCGGTATACCGACCCGTCATCCATCTCCTCTTTCGCATAGTCCACCGTAATGAAACCAATCCGTTCAATCTCAGCCGTCAGCACGTTGATTCTGGAGACTATCTCCCGTCTATTCCTGAGAAGCCAACTGGAATACGCCCGAAAGTACCCCACCGGCCAGACACAGAGTTTTCCAAAGGATGCCATATCACTTTCTCCTACAGGACATCAGGCTCATCACTTTCGGGGGAGTCCTCCGGGATGCCAGTGATCCCTGTGATCCCTGCTCCCGCTAGGTATTCCCCCTCTACAGGTGAGCCTTCTTCCTGTTTCAACGCTGCCTTGATGAGATCCATGATCCATGTCGGCCCGATTGGAATCACAATCGCCACACCCGCACCGTAAGCACGGGGGCCGTCACTGGGTTTTGTCTCGGCGGACACAAGATCGGTCAGGACACCGTTTGTGCCATCCGAAACAAGCGTGAGGGCGGAGCATTTCGGAATCTGAACTGTCGTGCCCAAAATGGTTTGGATCATGCCGTTAATACGCCGGATCAACTGCTGCATCTCAATGATCCGGGCCTCAAGGAACTCGATGTACTTCTTGTACGTGTCAATGATCGACTGGAGGGATTTCATAACCGCCTCCACCCAGTTAGTGATCATCGAGACAACCCGGTCAATGCCGGGGAAGGAATCCACATACCGGATATTGAGCCATGCACCATCATCTGGTGACCGTAGGGTAGCACCCGCCAACCCCAATGCGATTGCGGCTTCCTCCAGTATCTGACCGTTGTTGGCCTTAGCGAAAAGCCCCCGGCAATAAAGAATCCGAGCAAACGCCCAATCTCCTTCACTGGGGCTCGTGGTGTATTTACGGTTCAAATAAAAGACAGGGGATATGTCAGCGGACCCCATATGCTCGGGTGTCTCCTTTGTAATAGCATTCATAGCTGGGTACCAGTCCTCGGGAACCTTGATGGACCCATCATCTTGGATGCACCTCTCATAGAGCCACCGTATTCCGGTGGGCGACTCGGCCAATAATGCGGGCACATCTTTGGCTGCCACCTCCGCTTCCCATTCACCCGCCCAGAGAGGACCATTCCCACCTATCTTGACCTCTTGCATCTGGGGTGAACGGTCCATTGTGACGTAAGGAAGGCCCACGATGGTCTCAAGGTGGTCCGTCTGACCCGCAATCCCCACGGGGTTCCGGGCCAACCCAGCCACAAGGAGAGAGCCTTGATCCTCTTCCGGCTTCAAGGAATCCAGAAGAGGTCCAGCCTTCAACTTCGGTATCTCCTTTTCATACAGGACATCGATAACCGAACTTGTATGGGCGGCATCGATTACGTCATACCAAGTTGCAGTGCGAAGGAACTCGGTCCGCTGGGCAACAACAGCCTCCGCCTCTGGCATCGGGCCAGTCTTGCTGTAGATGTCATGAGCAACCTTCTCGATCTTCTTGAAGAGATCTTTTCGCCACGCCAGCGGGTCTGTATCCTCATAGGACTCGACCCACTCGGAATAATCACCCCCCACTACCAGATCCGCCAGCGGGAGGAACTTCTCCAGACCGCTCCGTTCCAACGCAATACGAGGAACAAGGAGTTTGTTTGCCTTGATGCGGGCTACATCATCCGCCGAGAAAGTATCCTCCAGCTTGTCGAGGGGTGTCAAATCAGGACGACTCAAGACCAGAACCATGAGGGCCGTCTTGAGAGCATCTAGATACGCCTTGGTATTAGCGTTAGGGAACACCACCTGACGGGGTATGCTCCAATCACCCAGTTCCGTAGGTGCCGGGATGTCCTTGGGGCTGGCACCCAAGTTCAGGGCTATCATATTGTCCCCGACAACATCCTTCCCCTGCGGGTCAAAGGAATACTGGAACACTTCCGTATCTGCGATATTCTTGGCACAGCACGCTACCCGGACGTACAGGACAGCGGGGACGCCGTCGTCTTCAATGGTCAGGGTCTGATCCGTAGCAGTCACGACACGCCCGGCCTTGGGCATCTCTTCCTGCTTCAATAGCACCGTGTACTCACCGGTAATCCAAGCGGCCCCCGCCTGTGTGGGGGACACATAGAACGTCCGCTGGAAGTAGTAGTTGTCACCCTGTTTGAGTTGGTCCAACGGGATGATGGTCTTAGTACTGGGATCAAGGCCGTACACCCGAACAGCACCGGGCTTCACCGTCCCGTCCGTATCCAACCCAGCGTTGTAGTGCAGCATCGGTGCAAGGTCGTCCAACATCTCCTTGCCACCCATCAGGACAACCGGTTTCCCCGCACTGTCCTTGACCATCCCGTACTCACGCCCTTGAACCTGCCCTTCACCTACGGGAGCAGGTTTCATCTGTCCCGTGGAGGATGGCCGGTCATAGACAAGCTGAATCCCCTCACGGAGGGTTGAGACCGTAACAATGAACCCGTCGGGCGGGCCGGGCGGGAACGGATTGAAAGGTGACCTCTGGGTTGGGGACTGAACCCCCCACTTGACCAACGAGATCGGAGGGGGAGTCGATTCTGTAGTAAAGAAACTACCAATGTCCTGTGCTTGCATAATCGTAGCGGCACTGGTCCCGTAAAGGACATCGGTGATATTGCAGATGGGGTAGCCGCTGGCGTTGTCGTAGGACTGCTTGAAATACTTGATCAACTGCTTGATGAACTTGATCAGACGCTGAATGTCCGAGATGTCCACCGAGAGGTAGAAAAACAAAGCCAGCACGGTCGTCTTGCTGGACAAATCGGGACGGGTGGGGTCTGTCCGGTCCGTCAGCCGGGCAATCATACGCCGTTCGTACTCCTGAAACCCGCCCAGCAACTCCTCGTAGGGCTTCGTCAGAAGCCCCCAATCCCCCGTCATATACAGCCCCATTTGGCGGATATCCCGAAGCAGGGCTTTGAGTTCGTCCACAATCGCTTGGATCAGGGCCATGATGGGGTCCAGAAACCCCACTAGGTAGACCTTGGCGAACTCCAAGGCCATCAATGCGATATCCAACATCGTGACCAAGAAATCGGCTACGTCATTGATCCACTCTCGGGTGTCCTCTAAGAAATCGGGAACGTCAAATGTGATTGTGCCCCAATTATCAGCCATTATGACCCCCCGCCTTGTTCAAGCCGAGTAAGTTGCTCTCGCAACCGAGCCACATCCGCCTGATCCTTGGCCACTACCGATTCTAAGATGTCCCGGAGTTTCGTTAGACTCTCGCCTTGACGCCGTAAGAACTGAGGCTGAGCGGTATGACTCTCCACCTTGCCCCACCCACCAGCATCAACACCCAGCTTCTTCAACTCTTCCAAAACCTCTTCAGGGGACATCTGTTTGGTATCCTTGGTCATCAAACGTCCTCCGTCGATTTCAACTGCAACAGCAACTGCTCCTGTTCGGCAAGGCGGTCAGGTAACTCCGCATCGAATCGCCGAATCGCTGCCAACGTCCCCAGAACGGTATGAACCCGGTATGACAACCAGACATACCGAACCGCCCGGAACCGCTCATCGTAATCCAGAACCCCGTCAATGAGGTCCGGGAGTACCGGTCGAACCAGCCCACCCACATCGTCCGTATAGGCGGTGTAGGTAGGATCGCCCGGTGAAGATTTCTTCATGCCGTGTGTCGTCGCATCGTAGGTCAGGGAATCCAACCGCAAATCGAGGGTCCAGAATCTACGGTCCAGAACGGACAGGCACCCAGAATTGTTGGCGTAAGGCATCACGTCCACACGACCCTTGACCATTGTCAGGAAGTCGTTGGACATCACCCCCAGACCCAACTCGGCATCGGTGGGGTCTCCCAACTCGCCGATATGCACGTCCCTCTGGAAGATGAAGTACGACCCACCCTTGCCCCGGCTAATCCGTCGGGTCAACTCTATGAGACTCTGCATCCTCTCACGGGTCGAAAGCACAAGGTCAATGGACTCATCCACAAACAGGGCGGAGGGACGTAACACCCGATATGAGAAGGGACGGATAGAATGGTTGCTCAACCCCTCGTCATACGTCTTGAATGACCCCGTAACGGCGTTTCTAGCCCTCGTGGGGCGGAGGTCCATCTGACCCTCTTTGTTGTTCTCTGACAACGTAGAACCGTTCACCGTGGGGTACACCGCATACTCACGGGAGGAGTCCGTAGAGTCGAACGTCACGGGTGCGGCTGCTGTCCCGGAGAACTCGGATACTGGGTCCACAACCAGATAGGGCGGTACCTCAGTGTCAACTACGGACACAACCCTGTAGTAGCCCCGGTTGTCATCCAAGGGGTTCGGTGCCCCCGCCGTAAACACGGGGTTACCGTCCCAGTCTACCCGACCCGCAACACCCTCATCGCCTAGAGGTCTTACCCCCGTCTCCTGAACGACCGGAAGGCCGCCCTTCTGCGGGATAGTCCCTACGGGGTCGATCACAACAATGTCACCCGCCCGGACACCCAATGCAGCGAAGGTCTGACCCCCAGTGCCCGGAGCTTTCTGGTCATCGTAGAGTTTGTTGACGCAATCCTCGTAGGTCAGTTCACCTGAGACCTGCAAGGCATACCCACCGGTCTCAGAAGCCTCACCCCATGCGGCATCCGTCCGAGTGACTTCGGAGTCCGAAATGAGATCCAACAGCTTCTCGTTGGATTGCTCATGCGGAACCGGTGCCTGACGCAACCATATTTCAAACCTGTAGGTCGTGTCCGCATCGTACTGGGTCAAACCCGGAGCAGCCAGTTTCAACTGATTGTTGCCCAGTACAGAAACAACCCTCGCCTCCTCCACAGCTACCCCGTCTTCATCCAACAGCCGGAACATATCTCCGGGGTGGATATTCACGTCAGGGTCCGTAAAAGGACCAAGGTTCGTTCCCGTATGTGTCAGACCGTCATTCCAAGCATCATTGGCCTTGGGAGCACCCGCAGGTTTAACCGTCTCCCAGTTCATTGTGAACGACTCAGCCGTCACGAATCCTGTCTGCTTGTCGTCCTGTGTGTACGAGGTGATCATCCCCCGCCGGATTTCATAGGCATACCGGAGAGGCTTCAGATTCTGTTCAACCTCCGCAACGTCATGGAAACGCCGGATACGCCGGATCTCAAACTGTACCATCTCGGGTGCAGACACCACGGCGGCAGGATTGTATGCGTTGGCCTCACGGGAACCAATAACCCGGTCCCAATCGTCTTCCGCTACCGGGTCCGGCACAGAATGGTCCCTGTCTACCACATGAACGAAATCCTGTGCCCTGTCAGCAACGGCTCGGGGTACGGAAGGCTCAAAGAACACACCAGCCTGAGCCAAAAATCCGGGTTCCAACACTGGCTCGGCGGCATCGTTGTAAGAGGTGCATCTGAACTCTGACCCCGGAAGAACACAGTTGACCAGTCCGGCACCCGCCCCGGCAGACCCGGTCGGGATATTCAACTTGTCCCATTGGGCATCCGTCAACAGCGAGACCATCAACAGGTCCGTAACCCAGTGGTAGACGGAAGTGATGGGGTCGCTATAGAACTCCTTGCTTGTTCCGGGAGTCGTGACTACCGGAACAATATCCCCCGCAGCCCCGACCTTATCGATCCCACCGTCAGCGTCACCGAGTGCCCCAGCAACATTGAACCGAATCGGCTGGGCCTTGTCTGCATCGGCAGAGAAGTTCCGCAACTCCAACGGGGGGTTCAAAGTGAGCCGCCGCCAACCGTAAGCAGCTTCCTTACCCGCTTCCACACTGTCCCAGCCCACCGTATTGTTCTCTGGCAACCCATAGTTGGAACCACCCATCACAACCGGAAGGTAGACCATCCCGGACACCTGCTGACCAGCCTCCAGAAGGGATTCGAAATCAGTGTAGTTCGGGTCACCCTCGGCAGGGGACTCACCCTTGGCGTCTTTCCAATCGGTAACAGTGAAGATGCCTTCGCCGTCCGGCCCTGTCTCCACCGCCGTGTACAAGGCACTGATGACGGCACGCCGGAAGGTCAACTCCGTCCCTGAAGCCAGTTTGGGGTAGTCAACCAGTACATAGATACGAGTATCGGCCCCCGGCGGGGCAAACCCGCTTGATAAAGACCCCGTCGGAGCCAGATGGCTGATTGTCAGTTTACTTTCCCCAGAATCGTAGGACACGACCTCCGGGAAAGAGACTCGGCACCAGTCCGTCGTACTGTCAATCGGGGACAAGGGGTTAACCTGACGGAACTCTCCGACGAGGGGTTCCTCATTTGCTGCGATGGCATGGCGAACTAGATACGTTCCGACATGAAGTGATCCGGGGTGGTCCGAGTTCGCCGACCCGGTAACCACAGCAACATCTCCGGGCTGCACATCCGCAACGTCTCCAACAACGACACCGACCTCTTTGACCCGGCTCTCGATGCTGTCCCGGTCGGGTACACCCATCTCAATGTTGAAACGGCTACCCATCAACCCAGTACCGAGGAGGATCGGGGTGGCTTCCCCCGTAGCATAATCGCTGCCGGGGATAACCGAGAAGGTCACATCCTCGGCTGTCAACGGTGTGTTGTCCCACCCTTCAAAGCCCATCACCTTCAAGGAACCACGTTCGGTGGTATCCCCGTCTCGTACCTCCCATGTACCGACCACAGAGTCACGGGCGACAATGGTGAATGGAACGGGATTGGCACCATCCAGACCGTTCGCAAATTTGTTGGCCTCACTCCAAACTTCGGTCCCACCCGTCAAACCCAGTTGTGTTCCGTACACAACCAACTGAGTCTCAAGGGACAGATCAGTCAGGGGGTGTGTTGTATCCCTCGCCTGTGCATGTCGGAGGTCACAGATTTCATGGAACGTCAGGCGGTCCTCATCTACCCAAGCCCGATTCGACAACTTCCCGTCGTGGGCATCAATGTCAATCGCAACCTCAAACGGGTACAGCATTTCGTAGTCCGCCCCGTTCATTTCGTAGGGTAAGAACCACTTGCTGTCATCCCAGCCCGGAGGCAGTACACCGGGAACCCAAGGAATGAACCCAGTCAGAGGGATGATGACCTTGCGGTATCCCAGTACAGAACCCGGAGCCGGGTCCGCCGCTTCTTTCACACCCCATTGGACAGCGGCACCTAACGCCCCGCTGTAGGAGGGGGCACCTTCCGGGTCGTCCTGATAGGTCCAAACCTCCAGCGTCCCACCTGTGATACGGATTCTGAGTGCCTCGACACCACCCGTGGCGGAGGGCAGAGGGTTTGCCCCGTCAGGTCCGAACTCAATCAGGTTATCCGGGTATGCAATGAGCCGAATGGTAATGCTGGCACCATCCGTATCGATATCGTTGAAGTTCCCAGTGCCGATGGTCTCACCATCATTCAAGGCAATGGTCGTAGAGGTGAGATCGAGAACGGTTGTACCCGCCGCCCGCTCGTAGATTTGAACACCAGAAACGTCCTCCCCCTGCGGGGTCGGCGGGTACTCGGCACCGAACAAGTGGACGATGGCGTTGTCCAACGTGTACCGGATAGCATCCCCAGTATCGGTCGATCCCGCCTGTGGTGCCCTGCTGTGCGTAATGAACCGGGGAGGCTCAACGATGGAAGACCCACCCGCTGACGTTGCCACAGACGCCACAGACCAGATTCCGTGCGGTCCCTTAGTCAACCCCGCACCTGTAGAGAAAGATGCATCCTGACCCGTTGCGGGGGCTTGTATGAACATGAAATCGAAGGGGCGTGCGTCACCTACACCCAATGAAGCCCCCGGCAACACATCCACATCGGTCAGCAATGCGGCAGGGTTCACGCCGGAACCAACAACGGACCCGTCAGCCCCTAGGAACTCATCCGGGTATACGGACTCGCCCCCGGCTGACTCGGAACTCATAATCTCCGACAGCCCGGTGGAGATCTGGTCAAAACGATCCATCTCCGTGACGCCCGTCTTCAAGTACGGGATGGTGTAGTCACCAGAATCGTCCTGATACTTGCCTTCTAAAGCGGGAATCAACAACGGGTTCTGAAGCCCGTAGGTAAACTCCACCGGCCCTTCCAACGCACTCATGGGCTGGGGCGGGTGCTGACCAAACAGTTCCTTGAGGCCAAAGAAGTTCGGGTCATCCCATGACCAGAGCGTCTTGTCTACAATCCGACCGTCCTTCTTCACATCGAGGTCAAAGTTCTCTCGATAGGTGTCCAACCCCGCAGCCATCTGGGAATAGGTCTCAAACGTAGGTGAGTCCGTAAGTTCCGGCTCATCCTCCATGCTACTGGGACGGAACCCGGTAGCCGGGACCGCATACAGGGTGTCCCCCCGTTCGATTGGAAACTCATGAGCCGGAATCCCGCCCGCCGTTTCGGTTGCGACCATCAACAGGTCTGGATTCTCAACGTGGTTGCCAAGAAAATCCCGGAACCGAATGACACAACCGTAGAGTACCTCGCCATAGACAAAGGCACTAGCGAGCAGAGACGTGCCGAAAAGGGTGATAGGGGAACCTGTCACCACCTTGTAGGACGTACCATCTGGTTTACCCCATGCCACCTGATCCCCAGCCTCAAAACCGGGGATTGCCAATTCGGGGTCGCCAGCGGTGGAATCAGGAACCCAACCCAGTTGCCCGGAGTGTGACATCAACTTGGTCTCATCCGGGAACCCTGTGTTGGGGTTGATTGGCACCTCACCCAACAATGTGGGGAACGCAATAACACAAGGCCCGGAGATGGCTGCGGAGGCACCGTCCAAAAAAGCTCCTGCTGGGATGCCATTCGGGAAGTAGCCCCAGATCCTGCCTCTGGCCCGCCGAACCTGAAGTGCAGCACTCTTGACCCCATCGATCTCGCCCAGTACCGGATTGGACAACTGGCCAATCTGATTCTTGCGAGTCTTGGCGTCCTTGCCGCCAATTTCTCGTCCAGCGGTGTAGACTCCGGGATCAAACCCATCTCCGGCATCAATCTCGGCACCCACACCGGGAAGGAGCCGGAAAAGTGCCTTGCTCAATGTGGGGTACAGCCGTGAGAAACGGTGTTCCGAACCCATCTCCGCAAACACACCCTTTGCCCGGAACCGGAAGAACGGGAACGTCGGGATGAAGGTATACGTCGTCTTGCCCATACGGAACATCACAATGTCGTCAATGTCGTTCTGGACCATTGACCCCTGCTCCGCCAGCAGACTGTTCAGGTAATCACTATCGGGACTTGTCCCGGACACTTCGGCGTTGGTGAGGCCCGCCGACATAGGGGTCGTGAGGTAGTCACTGGAGTCAACATAGAGCGTCTTGTACCGGTGCGATTGGAACACATCTGCCCACACGTTACGGGGGGTCAGGAGTCCACTGATCTCATCCTCGTATCCCGGCGTGGGATACTCCCTGTCATGCCCTACCCAGAATCGGAACTTCCCATCTCGGTCACCAACAATCCCGCCGGAAATGGCCTCCTTCACCTGCTCAAACATGACGATGCTGTCGTTGTAGAAGGATAGGAACGCCCGTGCCGCACGGTCCTTGTCCAACAAGTGCTTCCGTTCCCCCAGTATCCCAAACCGGCCCATCTCCCAGTTCTCGGATGCGGGCTGCCCCCCTACGGCCCCGCCCGCCGGAACCTTGCTAGTGATCTCTGCAACCGCTTCCCTTGTGGCCTCCCCCAAGAACTGCTGCAAAGAAACCGCCCGGAAATAAAAGCTGTCCGGGTTGTGGAAGGTGTATGTGGCGGTCACCTGACCATTCAGGAATCCGTTGGAGACGCTAGGGAGAGTGTTGTAGAGATACGTGGCATTATACGAGGGCATCGTCAGAGCCTGATCCTTCATGACAGGCCCAACTGTCCGCAACCGTGTGAACGAAAGGGTGAGCGTCTGCCCCGCCCCCAGAGCATCTTGAGAGGGGCTCAGAAGGTTGATAGTCCCCGAGGTGGGGTCAGCGAAGTACTCAACACCGGGAACCAATGTACGCCCCGGCTTCACTTGTCCCGCTGCGTTGGTCTCGCCGAACAGAACCAACTCAACATTCTCGGACTCCAACATCGGCCCACAACCGAGGAAATCTCGTGTCTCTGGTGGGTAAACAGGCCGGTAGGAGAGCTTGATGGTGGGGGCTTCCAGCACATCGTAGCCCCGCACAAAACCACCCGTCACCGTAATGAGGGTGTAGGAGCCATCCTCGGACATCTTGGTGTCCGAGATTGCATGTGGGCACCCGGCAATCTCCAGAAGATGTCCGGGAACTGCAAACTGGGTCAGGTCGCCCTTGAAAACGATGGTCTTCTGGCCCCTACTCACAGGCTCAAACGGGAACACGGTACAGTCAATCGTTGACATGAACCCGGCGGGAGCCGTAGTCGCCACAGGAGTTTCCCCGTCGGGGTCCACAACCGTCGTCACCGGGATTGTAGAAATCAGTCTGAGTACATCGTTACCCGGAGACCGGCTGCCTACCTCCCCCACCGTGTGAGGGAAAATCCGAACGGCAGTCACATCCCCGCCGGTATCCGTCTCCGGGAAGTATTTGAGACTCTTGATGTAGAAACAGTCCTCCCCGATCCGAAGCATCTGGCCGGGCAAGAACTCATCAACCCGATCCCCCCGCAACCCGAACTGGTACTGGGCTTCTTTGATGAAGAAGGGCGGACGGTAAAGGGGTTTCTGACTGGCTTCAAAAGTCCGCTCCCCACCTTGGGCCTCAAAGACGGCATAGGTCACCGCTACCGGGTCATTTGCATCAACCGTTTTGCTGACGAATGTGATGCGGCCCTCTCCGGTAGCACCATCGGGGTAATCTACGATACAATCGACCTGCCCGAAATTCTGCATCATGGCCCCGATCCAAACGGTCGGGTCTACCCGCTCATCTATCGTCATCCCGGCAGAGTTGAACCGGTAGACGTTCTCCTTTTCACGGGTGGCTGCTTCACGCTGGATGAACACCGAGAGGAACTCGGTCTCAAGCGACCCAATTTTCCGACCCTCAAGGTCCGCCTTCCAATACTCCACCTCCACAACAGCCCCCTTCGGCACTGGGACGTTGGGAGCAAAAGCACCAGACTGGGGGTTGATGGCTACATCCTTCTCATCCTCGGTGATGAGTTGCTCTACAAAGTACAGGTTCTTGCCCGCATGGGTCACAGCATCGGCTGCTGAAATGTTCAAGGCACCTGACACGGGGTTGAACTCTGCTTCTCCTGCTGTGAGTGATGCAGGAGCCATGAAGGTTTCCCGGTAGGTGACGGGAGCCGTGCCATATTGACTGATGAGGGTTGTGCTGAACTTGAGCCGTCCCTTGGGCACCGCCACGTCGTTCTCAACGCCCGCCGCAGTCATGTATTCGATACATGCGGGATCGGCACTGAACTCCGTGACCCCTACCACATTCGAACCGCTGTACTCCGTGGTCCCAATCTGGATCGCAAATGCCTGTCCCGTGAATCTCGCCGAGGTCACGTCAGGAAGGTCCAAGGAGCCGTTTGCCATCGGACCTAACCCCTCGGTGCCCAAAGGCGTCAAAGTGGCCTCAGTGGACGACGTGGGGGCCACCAGACCGAACCGTAAGGTGACGATACGTCCGCTGCTGACAGCACCCTCTACTTGGGCGTTCGTCATGTCACCCACAGTCCCTACAGGATGCAGCAAACGAATCTTGAAAGGTTCTTCTGGCAGGTGATCAAAACTCTTGTAGGTGATGTCCGCTACGAGGGCCGGGTCATACACATCATCGGTGTACCCCCGGAAAACCTCCCATGCTACGGGTCGGTCGGTCGAGGCTAGGAAAGGGGGTGTAACCATCAAGGAAGTGGTAGATACGTCCTCAATCTTGTAGGAACCAGCATTCTCCCCAGAGGAAATCTTGAGTCGATAACCCTCTTCTACTGGTGCCAGTTCGGACAAGAAATCAGCAGCGGTATCCGTAAAGACTATTCCTCCTGCCTCACAAGTACCCAGACCCCCATAGGTAACACGGTTCCCGAATCTCTCAATCAGGGTGACGCTCCCCGGCAAACCATCAAGGGGCAAGACGTAATCGGTATCCGGGTCTTGGAAACCCATGACTCCGGTGTCCCCGGTGATCCAAAGACCACCGCCAATTCCCGGAGCCGCACGCATTGAGTCCAACACCAGATTCGGGGTTCCCAATGTCAACGTGGAGGTCGGCTGCTCGATAGGTGCTACGGTGGCTCCCTCTTCTACCCAGTCAAAACGGTCATTGCCGAATCTATGGATGATGTCTTCATAGTGGCGCAAAGGGGTGTTGATGACCCGAAGGGTCAGATTTTCAAGCACCGTGGTCGTCAGGTTGAAGAACACATTGAAATCGACCCCAGCAACGTCTTGAAGGGGCGGGTTGTCAAGGAACACATAGGGTGCCTCTTGGACACTCTTGACCAGCAACATGTCCTCTACCCGGACATCCGCCTTGAAATCGGGGTCCGACTGGCTGCGGTCAAGATTCACGGGGCTGCGGGTCAAACCCAGTGACACACCTGAGTCGGGCAACCAATTGGAAACGCCATTAACAACACGCCAACCCGGTGCGAACCCCAGTGCGGCACACCCGGTCAAATCCTTTTCTTCGGTTGTCCCGAAACCAATCTCAACGGAGGTCTCACCATACAACCGGATACGTCCGTTCAGTTCACTGGCAAAAGTTCCAGCCGGGACACTGTCCGCATTGAGCGAAGCAGCGACCTGTGTGGGGGTAAAGAAGGATGCTGTCAGGTCCGATCCTATCAACGTGGTAGGAGTCCAGACGTGTGACACACCATCGACGGCAAAGTACAGGGTCTCAGTTCCGTCAAATCGGAAGATTGTACGGTTCCGGGAGTATATCTCGGCACTCGTAGTCCGAACCGCCGGGGTCAGGGACGCCTGAAGGAAGTAAATGGGACTGTCACCGAACCGCTTCCTATCCTTCTTCCCTATGAAGACCCTTGACCCGTGCGCCCCACGTTCAAGGGCAATGTACGCCTTGCTCGATTTGACCTGAAAACCCATCGAGGGCAGGTCCGCATCGGTACTCTCCTCAACAAGAGTCTCGATTGCGCCCTTCCGGGTGAAAATGATGGTGTCGCCGATCCCGTCACTGACCTGACGGATACGGCCCGTGGATGCCGCAGCAAGAGTATCACCGCCGGGCCGCACACTTGCAGCAACACCGGGCAGCACCGGAAGTGACCCGGTTCCATCCGGCACATCCAGAATCCCGGAGACCCCTAACCCACGCCATTGGTCGTCTGCGGCAAACTCTGAGGGCAGGTACTCGGCGTCGGGCACGTAAAGAACGTCACTGTTGGCAACCCCTTCATCCCCGTCTCCGTCTAACAGTTGAACCGCCGGGCGGACAGATTGCGGGACGGCATTCAAGGCCACCCCGTCGTAGTAGACGTTCTCACCCAGATAATTCTTATCGAAATCATCCTCACGGTCCGGGTCCGCCTTCCTGACATCATCCAGAGCAAGGCGGAGTCGTCCTGTGGACAAGGCAACCAAAACGGAACCGGAAGCGGGAGCATCGGCATTTTCCAAAGCCGCCTCAGTTGCAACCAGTGTCGGCTGGAGAGGTCTCCGGGAACCTAGACGGATGAAGGGGAAATCAGTAGGACCGGGAACCGGCGCAACATACAAGGGATTCAAATCCGCCTGATACAACGCCCCCACTACTCCGTCGGCCTTCTCCTGAAAACCGCTGTAGTTGAACCAGATGGTTTTCCCAGCATGTTGTTGGACGAACGAGGGGTTGAACTTGAGTTCCCCATTGCTCTGACCCATCACTGCGTTCAGGACAGGCTCGGTAGAGAAATCAAACTCTTCCAACTCGGAGTTGTTCTTGACCCGGACGTTACCTACGGGAACCCCAGTAGCCCCCGCATCGGAACCAACCCGCAGAGTGCTGTAGGAATCTGGGGTCGTGCTGTCCCCCGGCAGGTAGGAACCCACCGGCATGTTCCTAATTGGCGGGTCCATCTTGTAGGTGACACCAAACTGAAGGGTGCCTACGTTGATAGCCCCGGTACCCTTGTAGGGCTGCCACCGCTGCTTCTTGCCATTCCAACCAAACCGAGTCTCATAACGATCATTGCGGGTCCACCAGAATCGAGCAGGGGCCGCCGTGTACCTGACTGAGATGATCTGGTCACCTCGTTCAAGGGACACACCGCCACCCAGTTCCGTCTTCTGTGCCTCCGTCAGGTAGACCAACCCAGCGTCGGGAACTTGCTGGAGACTATCGATCTCCAATGTGATGTACGGGGTGTCGCCGTCCCTCGGTTGTCCCGCCCAGTCACTGGGGAGGACACTCTCTTCATCATCGTCTTTCCAACCATCGTCGTCATAGTCCACGTCACCTCGGGCAACGACGATAACGATGATGTTGGAGATGTTGCGACCTCCGTTATCCGTAACCACGATGCGGTCGGTCCCGTAAGTGGTGGGTACGGTGGCACCCTCGGCAACTTCAGGGGGATCATTGTTGGTGACCGGGATGGTCCCTTGCGGAATTGTTCCTACTCCGTCCTCAGTCCACCATGAGTCACCATCGTCCAGCAATGCCAACTGGGAAGAGTTCTGCGCCCACACCAGATATTCTGTGGGGGTTGTCCCCGGACCTTGAAGGATGGACGCCCTGTACTGGTCTGCCGCTGGGTCCACAAACTCGGGGGCATCTAGGGTATACGCCGCCGGAAGGGTAATCGGAAAACGAACGACCCCCGTGTTGGGTTCACCGGTGGTGATAGAATTACTGGGGGCAATACGAGCCCCCCTAAGTACGTGTCCTTGGAATCTAACGCCCATCTATATCACCACTGATGTTGTCGTTCCCGTTGCGGGGGCCGCTGGAACTACGGGTGTCCCCGTCACAGCCCCTGAACCGGTCCCAGTAAGAAGGAGTGCTGCCACCCCATTCCCCAGTCCCGCTGTCATCATTCCATATGCCGGTCCGGTCCCCATTACCGCTCCCATCGTCTGATTCAAGATACCGACCAACGAGGCGGCATTGGCGACGGAAACTTTGCTGGTATCGGTCCCAACGGCCACTGTAGGACTCTGACCATTGTATTGTGCCAAGCTGGAGAAGGCTTGGGATAGACCGGCCTCGACTGCGGTTCCCAGTGCCTGTGACAGAGGCCCAACCATCCCCGCCCCTTGCAACCCGGCAGTCACGGCCCCGGAACTCACCAATACGATTTTGCTGGCAGCGGGTAGGATTTTACCCACCCCGGCGGACCCGGTAGCCACCCCTTTCAAGGCTAGATTCGCCGGGTTGTTCACACCCCATTGGCAAACCCCCAGAGCCAACCCCAAAGCTAACTTGTCGTAGGCCACCCCGCCAAAAGGGAAAACCCCCGCAAGGCGATTCGCTACGAGGGCGTTATAGACGCCTGTGGGGGTCAATGCCATGTTATGGACCTACGTTGTGGGCTTTGGCCCCCATTCCCCAAGTGGTGAACGGCAAGCCAGTGAAGGGCTCCAAAGAACCCGCACAGATAATCGGACCAGAATCTGGTCCGGTAATCGGACCACCAAGGTAGACCCCAGCACCTCCAGTGACACGGGCCGTACCCATAGTTGCTTTCACGTTGGCGTCGACAGACCCAGTCATGGAGGCTGATCCCGCTTGTGCCTTCAAGGACACAACGCCCGTCGAAGCCTTACCCTCAAACCCGGAGGCACTTAGCTTCAACTCGCTCGTCGTCCCTTTGGCTTTCCATGTCCCGAGGCTCGTTTCATAGGTCAGGTTGCCAATTTTGACCGTGGTCGAGTGACTCCCGAGGGTGAAGGTCTCCTCCCGATCCCCGCTTTTGTACTCGACCTTCTCACAAACCAATCCCGGATAAGCCGGAGAGTAGGTTCGCTCGTGGAGAGCACCCGCCGTAGGCATGTTGTACTTGGGTCCACCGTAGGACTCTTGTGCCTTTCCATTGACGGCAACCTGAAGCCCCTCGGTCGCCAGCATGGTCCGCTTGGACCCCCCAATGGAAATGTCCTCCCGACCCACCATCGAGATAGAACCGGCGTTCATCTCCATGCTGGTCCCGTTCACGATTACTTTCTGCCCGGCCTTCATCCGAACGTTCGTCTTGGCTTCGATATCAACAGCGGGGAGATCACCGGGTTCTCCTGTGAGAGTCTCAGTGTCGGATTCAAGCCCCTTCAGCGGACCACCGCCATAGATTCTGACGGCCCCTTCTTCCGCCGTCAGTGCCATACTCGATTTGCTCAAAGTGCCTAATTCCATGTGCCCATTCAGCAACAACTGGAATTTGCCCGCTACGCCGAGCTTCAAGCCACCCGTGGTGAATGCCTCAATGGAATTCTCACGGGCATTGCCACCGATTGCGGCTCTGAGTTGCCCTTGTTTATTCACGGACCAGAATGTGCTGGGTAACTGTCCGGCAGGAGGTGTGAGCCGGAACAACGTCGCCGCTTGCTCCAGTAACGGGGTGGGGGTCGCCGTCTCCCCCACTTCCGCCAACTTCGCTGGTTCGATTCGGGGATTCGGAACATTCCCGTCAAAGATGGATGCCACCAGCGGCATCCCGTACTTCGTTCGCCCATCCTGTGAGAAGGGATCGTTCCCGACCACACTCCCCAGTACCCATTCCATAAAAGGTGCATTGGGAGGCGGTGCGCCCATCGCCATGTTGGGGTCTCTGCCGGGAAGCCTCTCGGCGTCCAACATATCGGTCTGTTCCGTGACAGGCAAACGTCCCTTTGAGGTGTGGGTCAGTTCGATTCGGTACTCTGTGAGAGTTGCGGCATCGGGGTTGAGAACGGCATTCTCTTTGGCTTTGGATGCCACCCGGTACAAGGGCTTGCCCCCGTAGACCCCGTCCGCTGAGTACCTGCTGTCCACCACATAGCCGGTGTCGTCGATGAAACTGCCAGCCTTCAGGAACAGATACGGGTCAAGGTAGGGACTCACACGTAGGGAACTCCGGTCCAAGTACCCATCATCAGCGTCAATCGAGTCACGTTGGAACAAACGGGCCGGGGTCAGGAACCCTTCGGGAAGATTCACATCAGGATGCAACTGATAGTCCTTGATGGGCTCACCTAGAATAGCCTGAATTGGGCCATCCCAGACGTTCCCATCGGAGACCATCATTTCGGGCAAGAATGTCGCATCCCTTTGGACCATCCCTCCGTAGATACGGGTACCCGCCATTGCATGAAACTGCTGGAGGCTACGTGTTACCAGAGCTTGATCCTGATCCCGCAGTCGGACCTCGTTTCCCCTCCGGTTGGAAATCGTGATGCCTTCATCCAACACAAGATCGGAACCTTGTGCGGAGCTTGCTACGATATTGCCCGGTTGAATATGCCGGAGCTTGTGGCGAACACGGGCAAAGGAAGCCCCCAAAAAAGCCTCTTGGCCGGGTGTGGGGTCGTACTCTGAATCCTCTACCTCGGCGGTCGTCAACCAGTCTCGTCCGGGCCACACGCCCGGAATGACCCAGTTCAAGATGATGGGCGTCTTGGTCCCACCTCCCGGACCCCCCGTAGGCACCCAACCGACGACACAATGGTCGCCTTCCTGCGGCATTGCCCCTAGGAAGTGTCTTGCACCCGCTCCCGGATAGGTCATCGGCACAGGGACTCGGTCATATTGCTGAGAGGCACCGGAAAGAGTACGGAGACTCACAAAGTGACCTTCGTAATCGATCCCGATGACCTTGGCGAGACCCAACCCCAAATTGAAATCGGGGCTGCCCTTCTCCAGATCTTTCTTCGCTTTCTGGGAGGTGGCTCGCATCTGCCCACGGGTCACCGTAGGCGGGGCTGTCGGGCGTCTACGCCCGTAATCTAGTGGTCCAGTCATCAATCGTCCTCGTCAAAAGCGTCTATTGCATCCGCCGTGCCCTCAGTCGCAAAATTCGTCAGGGTCTCCTGCCGGTTCTCCATCTCATCGGACCAGTTCTCATAGGCTTCACCCAGATCCTTGAAGGATTTGACGATGCTGCTCTTATCCACAATGGGGCGTACACCCCTGAGAGCTTCCTGTGCCTGTTGCCATTCGGGTGCGCTTCGAGCTGCGTTGATCATTTCCCAACGGGTAATCGGGTCCAGTTCCGAGTCGCTCCATGCTTCCGGCAGGACGGCCCCTGAAGCCTCCACAGCAACGAAATCGTCCGTACCTGCCACATGGAGTAGGACATCGGCCTCGGATGCCTTACAACGGCACATATTAGCCCCGGTGTGTATCTGGAGGTCGCCCAACGAAAATCCAGCATTCACCAGCGGGATTTTCTGAAGCCCATCTTTGTTCTTGGAGGCATACCAGTTCGCCAGATCGAGTTGCAGGACATTCGGGTCTCCCGTTGTCACGGCCAACCCTAGATCCAGAATCTGCTTGTCGGTCATGTTCTTCCGCAGGGCATCAATGACCTTCTGCTCCACAACACTTTGGGCGTAAGGTCCATCGATGAAATTCTTGACCGTCGCTGGTTCTCCCGTATTGGAATTGACGTTCTCGACCTCCTCCTCCTCCCATGTACCTTTCTTGTTGTATACAACGTCGATGAACTCCTCGACCAACTTGGTATTCAACAACGAGAAGGGGTCTTTCCGGTGGAACACATCGAAAACACCCGAGGGGTCAATATCAACGTCACGCCCGTACCGGTATGACCCGATTACCTCATAACCTTGAGCATCCGAGATGGGGAACACAGGACTGTACACAACATCCCGGAACAGCTTGCGTTGGCGGGTCCGAACTACCTTGACCCTTGTGTTCGGATTGCCCATCGACCTTTGGAGTCCGTCGTAAATTTTCCCTATGGCTTTGGCTTTCACGGCACCCGGAAGTTGTAACTCATCGAGGGCATCAACCCATTCATCCTTCACCCTCGTCACAACCTTGATCACAAGGTTGGCGATTTTCTCCCCTAGATCCTGCCAAATCTGAAGCGATGTGAACCTGTCCGAACCCGGAAACATCAAATCCTCGGCCTCCGGGTTGTCCGCCAACTTGTAGTTGTCCAAGGATTTACTGAATTCTACCCCAACCCCACGGTACAAGAGGTAGGTTTCTTTGAGTTCGATAACATCGATCTTCGGGACGCTACTACGGTCCCAACCAGCCTCCTCAATGACATCAGCGGCCCACCCCCAACTACCCTCATGATCGGTTCCGACTCCCAACAAAGCCTCATTCACGAGGTCCAAAACGGAGGTGATAAAATCAGAAGGGACGGTCCTCAGAGGATCATTCTTCCATGCCACATCCTTGGTCTCCCAGAAGGAACCATGAACCCTCTTGCCGATGCCTCGGCCTAAATCCACCTTGCGTTTGACAACCCGACCCTTTCCTTTGGTAGTCGTCAGATGAACTTGGTGGACCCCGAACATTAACTGGCGTATCTCGCTGGTAGGTAGAAACTCCCCATTCGGGACTCGGTTTGTCAAAACACGAATACCCCAGATGGGTTGGCGGTCCTCCAGTTTTGCATCCGGTGGGTTTGAAGTGTCACCCGTGACCTGAATCTGCCCCGAAGGAATGAACGTAGGGACGGCTCTCGCTCCCGACACAAAAGGGGTATGGACGATGGTACTCTTCTCCGTGTCCGTATCCTTGATGGTCAGGGGGGGCTGCCCCTGCTGTTCTTTATGAGGGTGTGAGGCCGAGTAGTACCGATACATGCCCGGCAAACTGCCATTAGTCATGATGGCTTTCTTATCCGACAACATCTCCAACAGTGCAGAGGTGGCATTTGGGTTGCCATAGGTTGATCCAAACTGCTTGCTAGAGAAGAACTTGGAACCGACCTCTTGGATCAACTTTAGGAATGTCCCCTTCAGCGGGAACTTCTTTGATTCAGTAGTGTTGAACGCTTGGCGAGCCTGTTCGAATTTCAACTCCATTTTGTGGAGTTTCTTGCGGGCTGCCTCCGCCTTCCCCAACACCTTGTTCAGTTTGGCTTCCGTCCGTTTCGGGTCCACCAGCACCTCACGCAGCTTCTCGTCCAACTCAGCTACCTTTTCGGTCTGACCCAACATCTCCTTGGTCTTCTCCGACTGTGACTCGTTGAACTTATCAAGTGCCGTCTGATACTGCTTGGCAACCTCAGTCAGGTCGGCAAACCCTTCGGGAGCCATTTTCCCATCCGGGTCATACCAAAACTTCAACTGAGCATCCCCCACGGGGGTTTCCATCCAGTACTCCGGTCCGGGGCCGCCCTTGTCATCGGTAATGAGTACGTTGAGGTCCACAGCCATCTTCAACAGGCTTCCCAACGCCTCGGTGGTGTTCATCAGATCAATGTCGGCCCCCACCATGAAGTAGGTAGGACTCAACTGGTGGGGGTCCAGAGCCATCACAACATTAGGGAACCCCGCTAGACGAGGCCGCCCGTCGTTATCCTCCACCCGCAAGGGCATCGGAGGGAACGCCGGGTACCCCATGTTGATTGCTTCAATACCTTTCGTGCCCTTCGTCGGGTCGCCGGGGGCATAGAATTTGGCACGTTTGGCGATAAGTTGGAGGGATGTAGTGCATTGCCCACCCACCTGATAACTGTGAGCGAAGCTGGGACAGTAGTAGAAGCAATCCAGATACGGGATGTAAACAGGGTAGCCGGGCCGAATCTCAGGACGAACCGGAATCGTTGCCGACGCCGATTTGACGGGGGCATTCATGATGTCCAGACGGTTGACGGCAGCAAAGAACATCGAAGCCCGATCACTGAAGTATTCGGCCTCGTAGTTTCCCGGTCGCCAGCCAAACTGGGCTACCAGCCGGTAGTCAATGTATTGACCTTGCTTGCCCCACTCGTTCTCCAATCCCGCCCCTAGCTGATTCTTCATCCCGGAACCCTTCACCGTCATGTAAGTGACTTCGGGTTCCTTCTCATCAAAGGTGATGTTGATGAGGTCAATGTCCTCGATCCGGTAAACCCGGCTGCTGGAAGTGTCGAGGTTGTACATGGGAGGTTTGAAAACGAAATCCCCATCCACGTCCTGATAGAACTCAAACCCGGTAACCTCGCAGACCTTCTGGGCGATATCGAGCTTGGACTCATAGGTGGATTCGAATAGCTGGATGTTACCCCATTCCGAAATGTTGGACACAAAGGCAATCATCTCGGCGAGGTTTAGCTCAAACTGGGGCTTTTTGGAGTCTGCCTTTCCAGCATGAGCACGACCCCAAATCAACGCCTCCAACACGGAATCGGTGAGGATGTCCGCCCCGGCCCGATCCTCCCGAAGGTTAAACCGTTTCTTGATGAGCCTCGCAAGGCTGCCGCCCTTCATGCGGCTCAAGAAAGTGGCTTGGGCCGTATTGTAGATTTCACCCGTGGCACCATGTAGTCGGAGCTTGATCTCACGCTGATTGAACCGTTGCTGCCAGTACCGCAAGTTCATACTGAACAAGGACTCGCCCGTAACAGGGCTACGTGCCTTCTGATTCGTCTTTTGGGACAGTGCCCATGAGATACCCCCGGCAGCACCCGCTGTGTCGTTGTGGAGGTAGTAGATAATCTCGTAGGGGTGCATTCCGGTGAAGTTGTGACCCACCATCGACACACGGGCCTTGGAATTGTGCGGCCTCGCACCGAACACCGAAGCATTGGTGCTCATCTGGTGGTACTGCCAGAAGTGGAGCATCGAGGCACACTGGAGGGTAATCTCCTGCACGCCGGGACTCCAAGAGAAAGACACCTGTGTAACGACCCCGTGGAAGGTGTGATAGTAGGGGTACGCCAGCAGATTCTCCAAATCCTTGTCCGACATCCCCATCTGTTCCAACGGGGATGGCTCCCATTTGGGATCCTGCGGCTGAGTAGACTCCCCCGCAATCGTTACATTCTGAGGGATCTGCCACTTCTTGTCCTTGTTTCCGGCATAGGTGTTTACGCCACCGAGGTCACCGGGTTCGGGACTCTCACTCAATGCCTTGTTCATGGAGGCTGTTGGAGCAAAGCCGCCCGTCCAGTTCTCTTCACTCTTTTTCTTGTGCCTATTCCAGCGGGGATCTTGGTCACGTGAGTTCAGCCCTCTCCGGTCATAATGAGGATTGACGTACCAGCGTCCGGTTGGTTTCCCCGCATCATCGACCTCCAGATAGGAACCAATCCCTCCGTGCTCGATGTAACCGGAACCCTGCATCTTAATCAGGCCCGCCCAAGTGTCATCTCGGGGGATCATCCGAACCTGCCCGTTCACATCTTCGTACTGGATGTTGAAATCGAGGGCATTCCCTTTGCGATGTTGGCTGGTGTTCTTGCGTTTGTCATTGGCTTTCGGAGGTGCGTAGCCATCACCAACGTGGATTCTCAATGACCCCTGATTGTAAGACCCGAAATCTCCACGCTCGGCCCTCGCCGTGAAATACTGATCGATGGTCTCCATGTTGTAGGTCATGGCCCACAAGTTTTCCCGCACACCCTCCGGGAGATCCTTGTAGGAACCCTCGCTACTACCCATCAGATCTTGCGGGTCGTATTTGCCCTCGTACTTGCCCTCTTGGATAGGTCCGGTACCGGAGATGATCTCCATCTTTTCTGGGCTGGTGGCACCAGCTAGATTGGAGAACATGCCTTTCACCGGGAAGTAACCCCGTTGGTAGACATGAACCTCAAGACCGGGATGCAGAATGAACTGAGCGTCCCTAGCGAACGAGTCCAAATGGTGGACGGGGACGGACAATGTAATAGATGCCGACGCCCCCGCAGGATCTGTCCCCGCATCTACGGAAACAGATGTGATGAACTCCTGAATGTTGATGTGGCTGTTGCATTTGACGCAACCGGGAACACTCATATCACCATTGATGTACACCAAGGCATCGGGGGTATGCTGGATCACCTTTCGTGACCCCATTGTCCAACTGCCGATATACGGTCTGTGTTCCAACCCCATCCGTTACCTCATCCCGAAAGGCTTCGTCGTGGAGGTGGCCGTCGCAACCGTAACCTCACGCTCTCCCGGTTCAGTCGTTTCTGTGGGTTCCGTGAAGCCCTTTTCAGACGGCCCCGAATCCCCAATGCCCCCCGGTGACGGAGGTTGATCATACAAGTCGGCCCCAACCGTACTGCTGAAGGCTTCATCCACGCTCACATCCCGACCGCCGGTCGTCAACGTGAGACCATCACTATCGGCCCCCACCGAGAATTCACCGGGGGCGTTCTTCGATTTGGACTCAATCCCGGAATACCGAGGGTCACTCAGACTGGGGATTGGAGATTTCATAGGGGTCACAACGAACTTCTGCTGGGCCGTATCCAACATGGCGGTAACGGTGAACTCAATCGAGAACTCCACCCCACCCAACTGGTTGTTCTCGTCGTAACCCCACCCGAAAGATTCCATGTTGCCGTAGTAGACCATCTGGTCGTAATGGATGGACAAAGCACCGACAAAGAGATGGGCGTTGGATTTCCCGATGGTGTCGTAGATGTACCCGTTGTTCTTGTAGAAGTGAAAGGCGTTCATCAGATTCTGCCACGCACGGGAGTCCCGCTTGCTGGCATACTGGACGCCCTTGCCACCCGTCACGAAGGCTCCGCACCGGGCAGAAAACGTGATCTTGGGTTGTTCCTCGCCCCACGCCTGAAACAAAAACCCGTAACGAGTCCTGTCTTGGAACTGCTGAACCTTCGTGTAGGTGATCTCCATCGAGGTTGGATTGATAAGCAACACCAAAGGTGGAGCATTCAACACGGTAGATAACTGCCATGCGATGTCAGCGGCGGTCATCAGATCTGCGATTGCCGGTTCCCCCAAATTGTCTGACGGGTTGGAATCCGAGCTTCCCGCCTTCGTGGGGGCAATCTGGGAGTTGGCGGACACAAAGGCGTCCGCCGAAGTCACATTGCTGTTGACCCCTACAGAGAGGGCGGACTGAGACAAAGCAGTGCGGGCACTCTCATACCCTCTAGCACCTCGCTGTGCCGCATCAAAGGCCGAGGTGTTGATCTGATTACCGCCCTTGTTCAGGAAGCCGCCATCTTCCCCGTACACCAGAGGAGGTTCCAACTGGATCATGAAGGGGGAAAGACGCCGGAGCAACGAGGAGGTCATGTCCATCGGACGGGTCAGGCTGTTTTCCACCTGAATCTGCAACTCTGGTCCGGCTTGCAGCCCTACATACTTATCGGGGTCCGGGGGTGTCTTGACGGAGTTCGCAACCGCTTGGTTGTACCGCTCCTCGTAGTCGGCTTCACGGCGGGCCTGTGCATTCTCACTGAGGTTTTTTCTCTGGACTGCATCGATGGACCCGATCTGCACGTCCTCGCCCGTTTCAGGAGCCGGGGGCATGACCTCGGCGACGGCAGTGGTTTCAACCGTATCCAGTACCCGCTCTTGTTTCACCTTGGCTTTCTTGGCCGCCTTGAACTGTTTTGGGGCCGGAGTCCTCGCCCTCCTATCACTTTCTTTCGTGCTGGGGTGTTGACCCCCCGGTATGGGTGCAAAATCCGTAGTCGGAGCCATTACACACCCCCTGCCGGAAGTGGTGTCCTGAATCTCTGGATCTCCCGGTCGATTGTGAAATTCGTGGTCAGGGAAAACAGATAGGGGCGTGATGCATCCTCGGTCACTTTGAAATCAGAAAACCACCCGTTGTAGATGCCACCATCAAAGGTCACCTGAATGATCCCCTGAAAGACAATCTTGCCGGTCGCATCGTAAACGGACCCGTTGTTGTGGAAGAGGGCTAGGAAATCCAGATACTTGTCATACGAGATTGACTCACGTCGGCTTCCACCGGTGTCTTCCGCACCCGGACCCCCGGTGACATTAGAAAGCCCGGAGAAAAGCCGCATAAAGCCCCCTGTGACCATACTGAAATCGATGGTCCGGGCACCCTCACCCCAATGCTGCTCAACGAACCCACCTCTCGTCTGAATCCGTTCAATCTGCTTGCTGTAGCTGATGTTGACGGACTGAGGGGGTGCATGAAGGACCATTCTCAAATTGCGGGGCAACACACTGGTCTCCATGTCCGGCCCCAGAATGTCAAAGACAAACGGACGGACACCGAGATTGGTGTTGAACTCATCCTCCGGCGACTGAAATGCCGATTGGAAGATGCTTGTCTCGTTCGGCCCCATTACCTACCTCAAGACAACAGCCCGGACTGCTGGGCTTTCGTAATCGTGTTCAAAACACCCGGACCTTCACCGTAGAGGTGATAGACGTTCACACCACCGCCACCGCCACCCTTTGCATTTGCGAGGGCACCCCCGGCCTTAGCAAAGACTCCAACGTCTCCGGGATCGACTCGTTGGGCGAACTTGACGCCCTCGCTGCCAATCTGCATGACGAGGTCACCGGCGGGTGGGGTACTACCGATATTCTTGACCTGTTCCTCCAACATATATTTGTTACCCCAATCGAGTGCTCTGGAATCACCCAGATCTCTGAGGATTGCCGAGGCTCTCTCATCGGTGAACAAACCCCTGTTGTTGTCGAAACTGCCCGTCCCAGTTAATGCTTTTGCTCCTCTCCTCGCATCACCTTTGCTTAGGCCCGTCATCTCAAGATACTTGGCGATATCGTCTTCCTGTTTCTCTTTTTCCCAACCCTTACCTTCCTCAACAATCTTCTGGGCTAATTCCGTCGCTCGCTTTTTTTCCGCTCGGGACGTGAAGAAGTCATTGTCGGCTTTCGCCAACACCTCTTCCCGCTTCTGTGCCGCAAACTCGTTTCTTGTCTGTATCTCATCGAGAGTTTTAACGATCTCGTCGGCACCTAATGTTTCCTTGACATTCTTGTAGATGTTCTTTTGGAAACTGGGGTCAAGTGCGCTGTCGCCCCGTGCAAGGAATTGGGGCTGTGCGCCTTTTTCCGCCGCCAAAAACAGTGTCTTTGCAAATTCCTCCCCTAACCGCTTATATTCCTTCCCCAAATCACCATCAGGGGAGGCCGCACCGTCGAAATCCGTTTCCAACTGGGAAAGACCCGCCCCAGCCCCTTTTGCGCTCGCCAAATTCAGCCCGATATCCCGTACCACTTGAGGTCGTTGATGGAAAAAGGAAGCATCTCCACGACCCATCTTTGCTGCGATACGCAGTTCCGATTTGCTTCTCTGCCTACTGCCGAACCCTTTTCTCGATTCCACCTGCTGCAATCTCTGAGCATCCTTCATGAGCGTCTCAACGGCGGCCTTTTGCCGGTCTGCCCCCTTTTGGAGGGCATCGATTTTGAGCTGCAATTCTTCCTTTTCTTTTTTCGAAGTCGTGGATGTCTTTTCCACTTCTAAAGCCGCTATTTGACGTTCCGTGTCACGTAAAGCAGTACGTGCCTCTTTCGTCTGTATCCTATTGTCTCTCGTCAAACTGTCACGGGCCTTACGTTCCTTGCCGCCCCCGAACATATTGATAAGATCCTCGACTCCCCCGTGGATACGCTCCAACCAATACTCAACGCCCTGCTCCAATATCTTGGTCATCTCAGTCGTACTGCGTGCTACCTCCTGAGCGAGGGCAATATCGACGGGCACCTTTTCCTTTGCAATCTGGGCCAGTTCATCACCGGAACCCAAAATGACATCCTCGACCGAAGTTCCGATGATGTTCCCCACCTGAACCCAATGCTTCTCCCCCTCATCATCCACTTCTTTTCGGACCTTATAGACATCCCCGGAGGCACCAATCTCGTACCCCTGCTTATGTAATCTCTCATTGATTTTGTCTATGTCCTTGGGGGTCTTTTTCAACTGGGACTGAGCCTCTTTCAGCATCCGGCTTGCAGCAGAGGCGTTGTTCCCAACCTCCCACAATTGGAGTGCCGCCTCACCTTGGACTCCAGTAATGTTCTCCCAAGCAATTCGCTCCTCTTCATTCGTCAGATCGATCTGGTCCACTCGCTTACCCAAAACACCTTGAAGCTCATTCAACTGGATGGCGAGTGCCTCCGCAGGGGAAGCAAACTGCAAGGATGCTTGCGCCCCTCCCCGCCCCCCTTGGGCCACCAATGCTTTGTTTGTCACAGCAGCCATTTGGCGGGCCAGAGGTTCATCCAACGCCTGGATTGCAAATACCAAGTCATCACGAGCATTATCGGGGAGATTCCCCAGCTTACTCATCAGCTTCTCGGGTGACATCGTTTGACTCTCACCCTTCTTCAAACCCAAGGAGTTCTCAATCTGCGCCGCTACCTCCTCCCCTGCCTTGCTAGATTTCATCTTGTCCCTAAAGTCCCCCACCGCATCTGTCGCACCTTTACGGAGAATTTCAATCGTGCGGTCTTCCCCCGTCCGCATCACCGTCTTTGTTCGATCAGCGGTGCTAGTTTCTTTAAACCCACCCAGCAGGTTCTGTAAGAACTCACCCCCCTTATTTGGCCCCAGCACCTTAGACAACTGCATCAAAAGCCCTGCGGTCTCGTTCAACCGGACATTGTACATTGACATCCCGGAGGTGGCCTGAAGGATCATTCCGTAAAATCGTTTGACACCAAAACCCGATTCCATCGCAGCATCATGAATGCCCGATAACGCTTCTTCAATGGTTTCAAAGTTGTGCCCCAATTCCTCCATCCACATCCCCATGTTCCCAGCCATTTCCGTATTGGTCTGTCCAAATAGCTTGGCGTAGGCCAGCGTCTGGGAGGTCGCTTTCTGAAGAGTCTGCATCTTGCCCGCAGCGTCGTCGATGCCTTGGGTTAATTTCTTGAAGGTCATCCCCGCTCCCGCATAGGCACCCAGAATCTCAAGATGATCTTTGGCGGTAGTACCCCATATCCGGTTGAACGAGAAATCAGTAAAGGCACTTCGAATAGTGGTAAGGTTAGTCCCGATAACCCCTAAATTGTCCGTCAGTTCCCCGGCTGCGGCACCCGACTCCATCAACGTTCGGTTGAACTCTTTGGCCTGAGCATCGGCATCAATAAAGATTTTGAGAAGTGCGGCAAATCCGGCGGCGATGGCCCCGATAGCCATCAACGCTGGCCCCAGCTTGCTCATCATGCCCCCGATCTTGCCTATTGCACTGTCCGGCTTCGCCCGCTTACCGATACCCTCTCCCATTTTCTTGGTGAGGGTACCCATCTGGGTCAATGGACCCTTGAACATCTGTCCGATGTCCTTGGAGGTCAGGTCCGCAAAGGCTTTCGCCATTTCCTCCCCGAATTGCTCCCCAACCTCTCCTACTTTGCCGATCCTTTCCTGAGCCTTGGCTTGTTTCTCAAAGTGGGCCTTACGACGCTTGGCAACCTTATCGGCTGCTTCCAGTTCCATCTTGGACCGCTTCTCGATGTCCTTGATGTCCCCTTGCAGCATCTGATGACGGTGGGTCAACTCCCGCCGCTGGATATCAGTGAGTTCCTCTTTCTTGAGCTTGTGCAGGATTCTGGCCGACTCCATCTGAGCCTTTTCCAGCTTCCCGTAGGTGGTTTTCATCTCCTTCAGGAATTTCTCTGCCCCACGCTTAGACATCGTGGTCATGGCATCGATGGAGACCTGAGTCAGTGCTTTGTTGAAGTTGCTTAATCCTTTGGGTTCAATTCCTAAAAGGACATCAACAACATTTTGGTTTGCACCTGCCACGGCTTATTCCTCGCTCCCCGAGTCATCCACTTGGAAAGGAACCTGACGCCCATCTAAGTGGGGTGTCAGGTTTTTACCACCCCCCGCCTTCAACTGGCCGTTCTCGGCTTTCAACAACCCAGCATCAGCGGGCCTCTCTATATACTTCTCATAGAGATAATCTCGGACACCACCGCCTCCCGGCAGAACGGATTTCACACCCGTCTTGCGGCCCTTCAAAACCTCTCTCAACTGGTCCGCCGTATAACCAACCAATGCAGTCGATGCCAAAACCGCATTGTCGTCATACTCTTCACGCATCATGGCAGCCCGACGTTCCCGCTCCTCCTTGGCGGCCTGATGCTTCCGTGAAATGCGTTCCTTGTACGCCCTGACAATCTCGTCGTGCTGGTCCTCCTGACCCGTCACCCACCGGTACATCTCTTGCTCCAAATCCTCGACGGATTTGACCGCCATACCCGGAGGTGCATCCTTGACCTCGCCCTTGGGTCCAATTTCCAACACGCCAGTTGCAGTGTAGAAGAACTTGTCTTGGACCTCTTGACGCCGTGCCAACTCTTCCCGCCGCTGCTGAATATCCTTCTGGTCGATCTTCTTGACGCCCTTGGTGTGGGGCGAGATAGACAGCTTGAACCCCTCCCACATTCGGTCATCTTGGATACGTTGATCTTCAACCGAGTTGTAGAAGGTCCACATTCTCTGGATGTGATTTGTCCCCAGCTTCTCCAACCCGGAGATTCCCATGTGATCCGTTGGGTTATGACCTCCGTAGGTTCGCCATTGGTATCGGGAAAAGGTCTCGTAGCAATAGGACTCGGTAGCCTCCAGTGCTTTTCCTTGGCGGTCGAACATCGAGACTACGATGGAAAAGAGCCGGTCTCTCGCCCGTTTGGGGAGTGCCTTGATCATCCGGTACAGACGAGGGACAAGATTCGGGTCCGAGACCATATACCCCTGAACCAACCAGATGGAAGAAGCGATGGCCCAGTTTTTCCATTCGGAATCTCCGCCATTACCAACTCGGGCTTGGAGGAGATAAATGTCTCCCGGAAAAAGGGACCGTAGGGCTAGAGGGACATCATTAACGGTGACGTGCTGACTCAGGAACCCCGGAGCGATGAGGGTTTCCACATCCCGGTACAAAGGGTGGCGTTGATCCGGTGTGGTACTCTGCAACGCACTCTGCATCAGCCCTTCCCATCATCTACTGTTGCGGCGTCCTGAAACGAGGGTTACGTGTTCCTTTCCCCGCATTTGGATCATTCAACGTCACTTGAGGTGCTTCACCCGCCGTCTGGCCCCCTGTATGAGGCCCAACTTCTTCGACGGGCAGCCGGAAAGTGGGACGCTGATCCGGCTGGGGGTCCGGTTCGGGTTTCGCAGTCGCATCCTCCGTCGGGGTGTTCTCCAACTCTTCCATCGCTTTCTGGGCCTCAAGGTGCGGAGGCTTGGCGATTCCAACCTGAGCGGCGGCAGCAAGTACCGAGTCCGGCATCTGGGCCGCCGACGTTCCCATCCGGGCCGCCATCAACCGGCGATTCTCTTCCGCAACCGCTGCGTTCATCTGATCCGGGTCCGATGAATCTACAAATGAGTCCTGCGGGGGCGGAGGGGCCGGTAACGGCTGCTCAGGTGCCTGTTGGGGTGCGACAGGGGCCGAGGGTGGCTCCTGTGGCTTAGGCGGGGGCGGAGGGGCCGCTTGGGTCGGTGTGACGGGCTGTCGGGCCGTTTGGGGCGGTTTCTGCGGTGTGGGTGCCGGTTCTACCTCTTCAGGCTCGACTTGCCCGGCGGCTATCCGACTCAGCTTCTCGCTGGTCTCCGCCTGTTCCAAAGCATCATTGGCGGCTACGGCTTTGGACATTCGGCCCACGGGGGTCTCAACGGGATTCTCCAACCCCTTGGCTTTCTCATCCTCCAGTTCTTTGAGCCGGGCTTTAACCCGCTCAATTTCAGCATCGATGTCCGTAGGTTTGAACTCAACGGCCTTCTCAGCCTTGCGTTCCACCTCTTCTACCAGTTCCCCGTACTTACGGAACACAGCGAGCCGGATGGAACCGGACCACTTGAGGATCGTTTCCCGGACAGCCCTAATCTTCGTGATTTTCTTGGGCGTCGTCCCATCATCCAGAAACTCGCCCGTCTCAACGGTCTTCACACCCCGGAGATCCAGATCCCCGACCTGAACGATGGCATGCGACAACACCGCCAACTTGAAGCGTTCCAGATAATCCGCTGTGGCAGCCATGTTCCCGTCATCGTCCAAGGTCTCGTTGGCAAACCGTTGCACATCGATTTCAGCTTCAGGAGTCATAATCCTCAAGGTGATAGGGGTGGCCCCCACCTTAAACGTCAACTCCCCCTGTCCCAGTTGTTCAATGGGTGCAATAGCTTGACCCAGTGCCTCTAGAGAGATCTGCATCCCTTCCTCCAATCCGTGTTATAGAGAAACAGCGGCTGCGACGAGCCTATGGACAGCGCAAAGATGCGATCTGTGCCTATCTGTTTCGTCCTTTCCCATCTAACCACCCGCAAAAAGCAGGGGAACTACAGCACAACTTGTTCGTTCACATTTCCATCTGTCGGTCTGTTACACAAGGCCGCAGAGGCTGCTCTCTCTATCTGTCAATCCAGCGGGCCACGCCCACGGTCATACTCACTATACCTAGCTGACAAAGGCCGAGATGGTGTTACCACCCTCAATGCCGCCACCTGCCGATGCGATGTTCGGCTCAGCGAACCCTTCAGCGAACCGGATGGAACCCAACTGGCCGATTGTGGGGTCGTTACCAGTGGCGAGGAACTCACCGTAGACACTGGCGAAATCGTGAACGTCACTGATGCTGACGTCCCCGGACTCCATGATCATTCCGGCGTCCTTGGAGAACGTCACGGACCAAGAGGTGAACCATGCGGCTTCGTAAATGGTGATAATGGCTGAGTGACCCCGATTCTCAGGCACCAGATCCGGTGACCCCTGACTCCCATTGTGGGTTACCTGCGGGAATCCGATGGCCTTCACGCCGCCGTCGAAATTCCCGGCGGAACCACCGTAGCCAGTGTTGGCGTTCCCGCCCATGTCCTGATCAGCCAGCGTGCTGAACACAAGCTGCTGCTCCATATCGAACGGCCACTTGTGGTGAGCCAACGACCTGACTGGGCCGTCGACGCCCGCTGCGTATCCCGTTGCTTGCCACAGATTGCACAAGTACAGGAGGGCACGCTCAAAGGAACCCGTCGTCGGTTCCGTCACACTCGGCACCAATTCCGCTACCTTATCCCCGAAACCCACGCCCCGAACCGGCTCAACCGTCCGACTCTGGGTGGGGTTGAAGGATGACAGGACGCCCATCTGGTGCATCGCCTGTGACGACCCGTAGTGAGGCGTCAGGATGCGAACCTTCTGGGAGACCGCTGTCCGGGTATTGGGTGAGGTTCCGAAATCATACAGGTACGACGTCCCACCTACCCCGTTCTGGGGGTTGATGTCCTGATTCTTTCCCGCATTTGGATCTGCCATTAGAAGCCTCCATCAGCTACGCTTCGATTCAGCGTTCGCTCTCACCTAAGCTCGTATATAGGCGGATCAACGATCCCGAGGCGGGATATCGACCTGCCCTCTCCTATCTATGAGGACAGGTCAAAGGCAAATTAACGGGGTGGGTTCAACTCAGGGGAGACAAATTCGTCCAGATGTCGGCGACCTCATCCGCTGACAAGGTCGCTTTCTGATAGAAGGCCGCAAATTCACGGTCCCATTCAACATCAGTAGCGGGAAGCAACTCAGTCCCCGCCCGAAACACATCAACAATGGCCCCGATGATTTCACAGGTCTTCCACCCGACCCGGTTGAGTTCCGGGAAAGACTCCTTATGGGCGTCCAAGAAATCAGCCATCTTGATGAGGTGCTTTGTGAAAGCACTGGAACGGGACTGGATTTTCCTCTGGAGAACCAGATTGGCCAGTACCGCCGTCTTTGCCATCCGAGTCGCCATATCATCGCCCGGCAACCCACCGTCACTCTTGAGGTCACCCAGATAGGCAATGACACCTCCCGCCATCTGGAGGAGATTCTCAGCCATCGTATCGTTAAAAACGATGCTCTTGTACGGGTCAGACATTTTCCGACTCCGGGTGCCGCCGAGGTGACCCTTTGTGGTCGACGTATCCAACGACCAACTCCCGCTGGTCTGCGTCTCACAACTGAGGGACGCAGTATTGGTAGCCGCTGCATATGACGTGCTCGGATGAGCATCCGCCATGTCCAGACCCCTAGAGGTAGTTCCTCCACCGGTGGAGGAACAGAAGTTCAGGGACGCTGACCGAAGGACACCCTTGCCGAAAACTCCCCCCTGACCGACCATATCCGAAGGCATACCTACCGGAACCATCTTCTGCTCCGGGGTCTCACCCGCCTGATCCCCGACCCTCTTATGGACGGCGACCAGTGACATGACACGGCTGGCAAGCTCGTACCCCGCCGACAGTTCCTTCAACTCCTGCTCAACGGCTACACGGGCCGGTCCGCTCTTTGTCATATCGAGAGCCGCTTCCAGATCCTCTACCTGCTGTCCGGCCCATACGAGGGCCAACTCGCCGTCAGGAACCTTACGGCAAGCCCCCGCAAGGTCTACCGTTGTATTCTCACTCGGACCCCAGCAAAAGCCCACACGGACCGGGAGGTACGTCCCGGAAGTACCATTGTCCATGATCTCAATGGGTCGGCCCTCCCAAACCGTTCCGATGTCATGCTTCTGGGTCTCACCCCCGCTCGCCGTCTCAACGAGAGCCGACACTTCCATCAGACGAGGAGTACGCACCGCATTGAACAACTCCAACGCCATTGTTGCCACGTCCTCGGTCGTGTTGACCATTTTCTGGACCCCACCCGTCCGGCGGGCCAGTGACGCCAGAAAACGATCCTGTGAGGCTTCACCCACACCCAACACATGAATACGGCTGCCGCATGCTGCGGCCTGTTCGATGATAGGACCGGTCTCCCAAACCTCCCCGTCCGTGATCAGGAACACGTCCCCGCCCGGACCGCCCAGAATCTGGACCGCCGCAGCCAACGCAGTGGACAACTCGGTTGTGCCACCGGACTGGATGCCATTCAGGAATCGGATGGCTTCCGTCCGGTTGCTGTCAGAAGCCTCGGCCATCTGTTCATGAAAGACGGAGACATTGTGGTCAAAGGCCAGCAACCCGAACTGATCGATGCTCTGAAGCCCCGTCAGACAAGCCTGTAACGCCAACTTCGCTTTGTTTATCCGAGGCCCGTTCATGGAACCCGAACGGTCCAGCACGAAACAAACCCGCCGGGGTTGCTGCGGCTGTTGCGGGACCAGATGGGACGGAACACTGATCTTCCACCGTGGACTCCCCTTGACCGACGGCTTCGACGGCTTGTCCGTAGTCAAAGACTCATCTACATGCACAACAACTGAAGGCTCCTTGGTTGTAACATCCACAACCAGATCCCTATCCGGCTGGTCGTGAAGCCCCGCCAACCAGATGTCAGCCGTTCCATCGTCATTCGGTTGAACCGTGATGTTGTGAGAGGGGGACGCTATTGTCCCTACTTTGCCGTCGGTCTCGACCCTCATCTGGAAGGTTACCTCGTGGAGACCCGAAGCATCTTCACGCCACTCTGGTAAGACCAGATCCTCAAACACATCACCGGGAAGCTCCAGTTTGCCACCCCCCGCCGTTGGTACCGCATTGGCTTTGGAATGATAGCTGGGAGCCAACGTGAACGGGAACCGGAATCGGTACCCTTGGTCACGGGTCTCCACACCGCCCACAATCTCAACGGCAACAGAAACCGTCTCATCGGGACGCACCTGTCCGATAGCCAGTGTCACAACGCCATCCAGACTGGTTTCGGCCAGTGTGGACAAATGCCCGGCGTCTACACCCTCCTCATACGTCTTCTTGGCTTCCGCACGGGGTGATAACTGGGACTCGATCTGAAAATCCTTACCCTTCACCAGAAACTTGCGTAGGGCACCCCCTCTGGGGAGTTGGAAGACGTACAAGGCTTCCATCGGACGGATACCCTTGCACTGGAAATGGTGTGTCACGGTCAACACACCACCATTTGGACCCACACGACCCGTCAGTCCCATCCGTTGCATTGCCAGAGGGATCTCTGTTCGGGTCATAGGGTCGAGAAGAACATTCCCTGCAACTGCTGTGTTCATGATTCCCTCCCTTCTACTATCTGGCGGGCTGCCGCCAAAATCTGATTGAACTGTTGTCTACGGCCCAGAGGTGCATCACTCCGCAGCCGCAACTGCATGCCTTCAGCTACTCCATACTCCTCCCACACGGTGGGGTGCTCCGCCGTTGGGGTCACCGACCGTGGAACAGACGTAGGACGTGGCCCCTTGAGACAGTCACGGATCTCCTCTAACGAACGCCCCTCTTTCTGTAACCTCTGAATCTCACCTAACAGATTCCGGTGCTCCTCGGTGTACCGAGCCTGACGTCCTCTCGATACCGGACCCGGAAGCACCCCCTCCGCAATGTAGTAGCGAATCTTACGGCCCGTGATATCCGCAACCTCCGCCAACTCCGCCAATGAGTATTTTTGACTCTCCATCTTTCACCTCCTCACGCCCCCTAAGATAACACTGTCAAATTCACTGTCAAGTTTTCTGTCGAATTATTTTGTTGCGGGGGTTCATCCCTGCGGGCGTAGGAGTAGAGAGGTTAGATGGAGGTGCCAAATGAGCATCAAAAAACTGACGTTTCAGGATGAAACCCACTATATCGACGTTCTCAACTACGCCACCGGCAATATCGCCGTTCGTTCCGTATCCGAGTACGAGGGTCCGTATGCGACCATCAGCATCAATGTCGTAGAGATCCCGTTGGAGGAGGGTGAGTTCATCCTCAACCACGATATCCGTCCCGCCTATCAGGAGGCACTGATGACCTCCGGGCTTTTCGAAGACACAGGAAAGAAGGTTTCTTATGGGTTCATACAGGGCCAACCGGTATGGAGGCTCAAGTGAGGATGAAATGCCATCTATCAAAATCCGAACGGCTAAGGTAAGGGACTGCATTGCGTGGATGAAGGAGCTTCACGAAGGGCAGAAGCGCAAGAACACAGGCGTTCCCTATTACACCCACCCGCTCCGCATCTTGGAATTGATGGAAGAGAGTCCCTTTTTCTTCTCGGACGATGACAAGTGTGCGGCCTTGCTCCATGACATCAAAGAGGACTCACCGGGTTTCTCTTGGGATGATCTGGTCAAACGGTATGGGCGGAACGTGGCCGGGACCGTTGCCATGCTCTCCAAATCGAAGATCGGTGAGACCAATCCCGACGTGTACTTCACCATGTTGTCTCTGGCTCATCCCCGTGTGTTGGCCATCAAGTTGTTCGACCGGCTTCACAACACGATGGATTTCAACATCGCCTCCAGCCCCGAATGGTTGGAGAAGTACGCCTACGAGACCATCGAACTCGTCTGCCCCCTGATCCAGATCATGGTGGCACGGGGCAAAGGCATCAGCGGCGGGTTCTACGACCTCGGTGTCTGGATTGAGGAGCGTCTGCAACGCAACATTCATGGGATGCTGACCCGTGCAGCGGACATCCGAGCCCATCGCACGGACGCTTGACAACCCTCCTTTCTCTACTACTTTCAAGGACGTAGACGGCAAGGAGGATTAGCCATGACATGCAAAAGACACAACCACCTTTTCGGAGATGTTTTCGGCCCCGACGGTTTGATGCATCAGGTCTTTGGATCTGATGGTGTTTCACTCAACCCTTCGGAACCGCAGAGCGACATGTTCACCACTCGTTTCGGGTCTCACCGTGTGGATTACGGAAAGGAACAGATGACCTATGTGGCCACCGTTCCGGGGGCCATCAAGAAGGGGTCGAAAATCGAGGTCGTCGCAGGGTCACTTCAGATTGAGGTGCCTGTCCGGGGTGACGGGAAACTGATCCCGGAGGAGGATACTTTCGTTGCTGAAGCACGCCTCCCCGACATCTACGACCCCACCAAGGCCAACGCAACCATCGCCAATGGCATCGTCAGGGTCGTTATCCCTGCAAAGGAATCGGCCACTCCTGAATCGGTCAAGATTCTTTAGGTGTCCATGTCCTGAAAGTTACCTGTCCATAATGCTGCCCATCGTCATCCAACAGGTTTACGACCATCTCCCCCTCTGAGCCCCTCAGAACCCGCTGTGCGTTGTGAATTGCGACAAGGGGGCACGGGGTCCAGAGAGGGACAAAACGCCGATGAGGGCACGACAAACTAGCCTGAGTACTTGCTTGGGTAACTTGACGGTGTGGGTGTCACCATTCATGGCGGGAAAATAGGGAGGGCATCCGTAGATGCCCTCCCCCCTTGTTATACGCTAGACCGCATGTGGAAGGTGATCACCAGATAGAGGAGCGGCCAGACCGGGCTGTACCATGCCTCTACCTCGGCAACCGTCGGGTCGGCGGCACTGACGTTGGCCTTGATGCCCGTGTAGGCGGCTACGATCTGGGCCGCAACCATCCGCTTGAACATCATCGCCAACCGACCTTCGACCTGACTCAAGACAGTTCCGAGGAACTTGATCCCTACGAAACTCTCCATCACGTTGCGGGCCTGACGCTGAACCTCGTCGGCGATCATCATCACCGTCGGGGTCTTCTGCATGATGTTGGACATGTCGGTGGTCAAACCGTGACGTACCCGCAGGAACGGCGGCTTGGTCTCCATGACCGTCACACCAGTCTGAGCGACCTGATTCATCTCGACCGGGTCCAGAATCCGGGCAAGCTGTGTGAACCCTACCAGCTTCCGTCCTGTCCAAGGTGTCGCAACGTCGAGGTTCGGACTCACAACCGAACCAGTGAGGGCTGCGGCAACGAACGTCCCGTCAACAACGTACTCGGTGGCTTCCCCGGTGACACCATCCTGAATGGACAGAACTGCCATGTCCGGGTACACGATCCGCATACGTGCATTGCCCAACGTCTGAGCCATCAGCTTGACGTCCGCTGGCAGCGTACCGGCTGCCGTCCCTACGATGGCCGTCCGTTCCGACTTGTACCGGATACTGGACATCTTCTCGCAGGACCGCTTGATCAACGTATAGAGGTCCGTCGAGTCGCCCCGCATCGGGACGATAATGTCGGGGTTGACGAATCCGGGCAGGACACCCTCAAGCTCGTCTACCGCCGAGCGGTAGCTCACCAGACTGGCCTGACTCGACCCAGAGGCACGCTGCACCTGCTTGACCCCTACGAGAACCGCCCCGTTGATCATCGCCAGATACGTACCGAGCGATGCGGGGTTGTCCGGGACACCTGCACCGAACGCATTCTCAACCGCAGACATCTTGGTGAAGAACTGCGTGGTGAAATCCTGTTTGGTGTAGGTGTAGGAGGCGTAGTACAGGTCGCCGATTGCGGGTTCATTCCCGCTCCGTTCAAACGTCTGAACGGTAGCCGTGTCCCCTACGTCAACGCCGACCGTGTTGGCAACCTTCATCTCAACGCCCGGAACGGCATTCTGAGGGATGTTGCTGTTGGCGGTCATGGTCTTGGAGACCCGGATACGGAAGAGGGCAGTGTCACCAGTCGGGTATGAAACCCAAGGACCGGTCTGGTCACTGCTCCAACCCCTCGGAAGGATCGTGAAAGTAAGGCCCGTCACGTCATCCCGGTAGGTCTGGCCTACAACACCGTCCTGACCTGTGCCGTCGTTGAGAATGGAGGTGTTGGCGGAGCCGGAACCATCCGGGTTCCCGGAGGTCACGGTAAACCCATCGATTGCAGGTTCCCCTACAGCACCGTCACCAGCGGTAGCATTCAGCCCAGCATCATATCGGAGGGCATCCTGCACACTGCCCGTTGGGGTCTGCACGGACACGTTGGATGCAGCACCGAGATTGGCTACCAGTGTCGGTGCATCCTGAAGGTACAAGTACTCTGCACCCGCAGCATCAAGCACCGTGCTGGCGATGCCATACCTGGAGAAGCTCCCGGTCGTGGTGGCCAACACGTTCAACCATGTGGCGAACGTGCTGTTCCGATGGGCGTTGAGTGCCGAAGCCAGAGCCTTCGGCGTCACAAGCGTCCGGGACGCTGAGGAACCGGACCCAAACCCGAGGATGGTGTTCGCTGAACCAGAGCCGATGGTGATATTGGAAGCCGCCGTAGACACTGCACTGGTCAACCGAATCCCGCAACCCTCGATGCGAGCCAGCAAGTTGGTTTCACCGATTGCGGTTGCATTCCCGAAAGGCGCACCTGGAACGGCTGCCATCGCCGCAACGATCTGATACAGAAGCGACCCTGCGGTCCCTTCCGGTCCGATGGGAGTGGCCGTACCATCCGCCGCCGCTGTGAAGGTCACGGTAACGGGGGTTCCGTCCATCTCAAAATCAAACACGTTGTTGGCGGGCTGGGTTCCCTCACCGTTGTAGAGGGTCACAACAGGGTCACCCTCAGAATCCTGACCACCGGTGATGCCGATCCGACCCAACATGGTTGCCGGGTTGACAACGGCACGGGAACCGGCGGTACCGGTCATCCCCGTGGAGAGGGCACACTTGGTGTTCCCGGTCTGAACTTCCAACTTGCACTGGTCTACGATGTCCCAAGGGGCCACCGAACCGCCACCACCCGGCAGGAGCCGGTTACGGAGGATGATCCGGTCGAAGTTCTTGGTTGCCCCCGTATCCGGGCACTCGTAAGTACGGGCAATCGGACCCTGAATCAGAGCCGCTTGACCGGCACCTGCCGAGGCTGCCTTGTCGAGACCCGCAAGGACACAGAAATCCTTGGCGTCGGAAGCGGGATCGAGATAGAGGAACTGAATGAACCCCGAACCATCCACACCGGGAAGCTGGATTTTGAACTCCATCCGACCATCACTATCCGCAGCACACTCGATGATCAGACCCTTGATGGTGACATTGCCCGCACCAATCGCCGTAGCAACTGCCGCCGCCAACTGCGTGTTGACCTCAGCGGCCAATGTCGTGGCGGAGGCGTAAGTGGCTTCATCCAACTGAAGGCTAAGGATTGCCTCCGTTGAATTGTCACCCTTGTAGATGACCCGCATCTGGTCGAACTCATTCGCCGTGATCACGGTGGGACCGTTGAACCGGGTTGCACCCTTCATGGATGAACGTGCGTCCGGGTTGTAGATGTAGTAGGCGTCACCCAGATCGATCTTCTGGTCCCCGCCTTCCCAAGCGGGACTCACGGTAGCAACATTTGTGGACCCTACGTAGTCCGTAATGGTCGTAACCTGCCCGGCTGTAACCGCACTCGCACCGTTCCCGATGACAATCTTCCAACCATTGTAGTAGTCGTCCTGATTGCTGGCGAGGTCAACATCCAAAGTGATGGTATCGGTTGCGGCTTCGTTGGCCGCTGCTGTGGAGTTGTGCCCGCTGGCTGCGTCGTTGATGTACCGGGCGAGGTAGCCCGCATCAACGTCATCCACCACGTTGGTCTTGACCGTCACCGTGGCATCGTCCACCAGAAGGACGAACTCTTCGGAGGTCGAAATGGTGAACCCCTGACCCGCCGTGGCTGCGTCACCGCTCTCCTTGGAGTAGACGATCTCATCCCCGACCAAGGTGGCAAAGAAGCCTCCCGTATGGGTCGTGGCTGCCGAAGGGCTACTCAGGTTGAGTCCCGTAGCCCCACCAACATCCACACTATGGACGGTCATGCGGAGCTTGTCAGACTGACCCGAAATGAAGGAGTAGTTCCCAGAACCCGGAACAGCCCACTTCGCCGGAGTCGCCGTCCGTGCAGCAAACTCAACGGTCACAACTTCTTCAACTGGGCCTACGAACGTCGTGGCACTGTTGCTCTCCAGACGGAAATCAGGGGTCATCTCGGACCCGGACGGGAACTCAACCGTGATCCCGGTCAGCCCTGCGCCCTTGCTCCCGGCAACCATCGTTGCCCCGTACACGTCGTTCTCACCAGAATCCTGCATCGTGTACTGGCCAACCCCGGACACACCAGCCGTTGCACAGGTCAGCGTGTAGGTCTCGTCCGTCAGGGTGTTGTAGTACTGGGTCGCATAGACGTTGGCACCCGGAGGCACAGCGGAAGCCAACGTGATCACGGTACCCTCTACCTTGGTCACCGTGACACGGCCCCGTACCAGTGCATCCTGCTCATCGTAGCCCCAGTATGCCCAAACAACATCCGGGCGGTTGACCGGGAGGTCAATGCGGCTGTTGCTGATGGTCTGGAACAGGCTCTGCCCCAACGGGGTGTCACGCCCGTTACCCAGCGTCGGGGTAAACGGAAGCTGGAACTCCGTGCGGGAATCGGTAGCAACACCACCGGTCGAGTCCGTAACTGCGGTGCAAGCACCAAGGAAGTTGCGGTTGTCGATCAGAGTGTTGGTGATCTGGGTGTCATCGAACAGGGTTGCACCCGTCGTTGTCAGCCCAGCTTCTGTCAAAGCAGCCGTACCCCAGACGATACGGTCATTCTGGAGGATGAAATCAGCTTCTTCGGTGTAGGCGGAGCTTCCGGGAACGTCGCCGCAACGGGATACCGCAGTAACCCCAACGTGGGCGAGGTAATCGAAAGTGTCCTGCCATGTGTTCCAGTAGTACTGGATGGATACGGTGGCATTGGCTGCGGGAGCCTCCGCCAGCGTCACCGCTCGGGTAGCACCGTCAACCGATGTGGGAATGACCTGTGTACCGTTGACCCGAACCGTCACATGGGCGGGGTCGGTGGTCACAACACCACCGCCGGAACCATCAACGATGGGACCGTTCATGGTGTAGAAGGTCGAAACCCGGTTGTCAGCCTGACCGCTGATCAGACCCAGATCCCCGTTGGCACTCCCGTCACCGACCGCAACACTGTGGTCAGCCAGAAGCATCAGGGCCGAGTGCCCGTAGTTGTCAGCAAACGTCGAGGCCGTCAGGCTCCCAGCACTGGCCGCCGTAATTGCCGCAGCGATCTGGGCCATCGTGTAGTCGCTCTTGGCGGGAATCGTCACGGTACGAGCAACACCGTCAACCGTCAGGGACAGGACGTTGTTGGCTGGTACAATAACGGCTCCCTCGTCGCTGAGGATGTCACCGTGCATATCGATGACAACAACACCAGCGTTCGGGGCGTCTACATCGGCAATGCCGGACTGTGCCCGGACGGTCGCCGATTCGGTCGGAACCTGAGAGGATACATCGTCGGTGACGAGGGTATCGGTCCGGTTGAAGTAGTACGTGCAACGCACTACATCGGTTGCCGCCGGGGTATCCGCAATCTGAATGATCCCGGTGGTCCCGTCAACGGACAACACTACGACCGGCTGGTTGTTGACGGTCACCAGAACATCGCCTCGGCTCGTCGTCGTAGTCCCCGTACCGTCACCAGATACGATGGGACGGTTGACTACTTGAAACTTGTCGAGAGCACCGTTCCACGAACCAAGAGTCACAACCCCGGTTGCGGAGACACTGGATACGGCCCGGCCTGTCTGGTCCTCGTTCACCACCCGCTGATCGATCACAGCGGAGGAACCCCGGACAATCTCCAGATCCTCTTGGAAGAGCGATTCGTTCCCCTCACCGATAATGACGGGAATCTTCAGGCTCTCCAGTGCCTGACCCAACGGGTTTTCGAACTTCGTTTGCGTGTACGGCCCCGGAGGGGCGTAATTCTTCCCCGGAAATGGCATCTTCTCACCTCGTTTTCAATCCGCTCTAGCGGAGTCTAGCCCAAACTTGTCAATGTCCGTCCCGTTCATCCGTCTGTCATACCACCTGCCGAAACAGGGGAAACCCAGCACAATCGATGCATTCATAGGCCGTCCATCTACATCTTTCCACGGCACAAAGCCGGGCACTCCTCACGAGCGGGTATTGTCCTTTTTAACGGACTCCATCCGCTATTGTATCGGCTCTATTGAAGAACTAGTGGGGGACACTACGGGGAGGGGGGCGCAGCCTTTGCCTTTTTCCTCTTTTTCAGAAGCTCCGTCATGGCCTTGCTGTGGATTTCCTGAGACCGTTCATGGACACCCTTCTCCTCCGGGGTCATAACCCTGTAACTCCCATCAGGATTCCGGGAAAGGTCATGCCCGGTGGCTTCCGACCCGGCTAGTACCCTGCGTTTGTCTTGGACCCGCTTGTCGGCGACCTCCCACCCCTTACGTGCTGATTTCCCGATGGCTCGATCCGCAATGGCATCGATTTGGGAAATACCCGTGTTCTGGGGGACCGGGCCGGACACGTCGTGGTCAAAGTTCCCTTCAACCGACTCCGGGACTGCTCTGCCCGCCATCTGGCCGCAATCAGGACATTCCTTCTGGGACATGCTGTCGGTCATAGAAGCGTAACCCTCAAAGATCAAACCGCATTCGCACTGATAGTCATATCTCGGCATGGTGCCTCCTTAGTGGACGCTTTCAGGACAGAATCGGGACATC